CGCGCTCCTGCGTCCCGATGTACTCATGGACACCAGCCGCCCATGCATCCGCCTCGTACTTTTCAAATCGGCTGTACCAGTAGGCTATCTGCTTTTCGCTAAGCACAAACCGCGGGAATGCACATTGTACTTTGTCTAATTCAACCGCAAATTCTTTCTTGGTCATCGCTCATTACCCGCTTTCTAAAAATCCTGTCATTTCGCTAAACGGCACTTGCTTTGCCCTGCCCGGCGGCGCACCTCCCTTGCGCTGATGGTCTAATATAGCCGCATGCGCCTTTTCCACGCTGTCAACACCCAAATCCGCCCATTCCGAAAGGACTTTTTGCAAAAACGAAAAAGGCGACTTAGGTTGGCGCAGATTCGTTTGCTCAATAGCCGCAATCATTACATCTGCACCAAAATCATCAAAGTTCGTCAGCAGCATTTCGGCGCTCCTTCCACCCGGCAGCATGCCTATGTTGGCAAGATAACTATCGACTACCCGCTTCCATTCGCGATCTACGTGGTCTGGTTTGAAAGAATCAGCGTTCGCGCGCGCATCTTCTTCTTCGTTCTCTTTACTTAACTTAGCTTCTCTTTCTTTCTTTTCTTTTGGGCTAGAATCATTCTCGGATTCATTCTTAGAATCATTCTTAGAATGGGCATTTTCTGGTGCTGGAATGATTGATTTTTGCGGCTTATCAACCCTTTGCCATTTTGTCCAATTGACAAATGCGTAATATTGTTGGTTGTTAAGTGTATACAAAGCAACGTTAATCCATCTGGATATTTCCGAAAGCATGTCGGCGATATCGGATGATGGCATTTCGTCATAAGGGAAAACAGTAGATCTCAAATATGCCGGATTTCCTCTGCCGCGCCCTTCGTCGTCTGCGTTTGAAATCATCCCAACAAGCAACAATCGAGCCAAAGGCGAAAGGCGAGAAACGTCTTCGCTTCCCCAGAAATTAGGGTCTATCATGCGCCTTCTTGCCATTTGTTCCGCTCTCCTTCAGTCGCTTTAGAATGGGAGTTCTTCACTATCGTCAACCGGGGTAAATTGCGCGGCTTGCGCCCCTTGCCCCTCACGCTCCGGCCAGTCGATTATCTCAACCTCATCTGCGACGATTTCCGTCACATACCGCTTCGTACCGTCCTGCGCGTCGTATGAGCGGGTTTGGATGGTTCCAACTACACTGCACCGGCTACCCTTGTTCAGGTACTTTTGCGCATGTTCGGCGGTTTCCCGCCATGCCACAATCGGGATAAAGTCGGCTTCGCGCTTTCCGGTTGTCTTGTCCTTGAAACGGCGATCCACCGCCAGTGTGAACGTGCAAACGGTTGTGCCGGATTGGGTTGTTCTGGATTCGGGCGGCTTCGTTAATCTGCCGGATAATATTGCTCGGTTCATCCTGCTTCTCTCCTTGCTTTCTTTGATAACTTGTACACTTTCGCAATCTTTTCGTCCAATGGGATAGGAACCAAATGCTGCTCGTCTTCCAACCACTCGCGTCCGTAAATGTGGGCGGTCATGTGATGTTCCCTGCATAGGCTGATAACCGGCCATCCAAGCTGCGGCAATTCCGTTCGGTCTGCCCCCATGCCCAATGCGCGCCAATGGTGCATGTCCGCCGGCTTCTTTTGGCATATGGCGCATTTCTTGTTGATAAGGCAATGGTAGGTATAGTGTGCGGCATCGTCGCAAAGCTCCATGAGTGACACTTTTGTCGGGATATCGTGCATCATGATAAATTCAATCAAAAACGATATAAACTCACGCGCCATTGTCATATCGCAATCGGCTAAACTGAAAACCCTGCGTTCAAGCGCCTCAAGGCGGTCGGTGACGAACTCGACTTTCATCAACCGCTTCATCCATTCTGGCGTATAACCAGACCATTCAGCGATTTCACAAATCAGCGCATGTGCTTTCTTGCGCTGGTCTGCGGATAGCCGCCGCCCGTCAGGGATTTCAATGACTACGTTTTCGCACTGCTGATGCACCAGATTTTCCATATCAGGGCAGGAAGCGGTTATCAACAACTTCCCGCCCGACGTGATATCCTCAATGCGCCCTTGAATGATCATGCGCTTGCCTTCTCGCTGATGCGGGTCATAACACGGTCGTACTGCGCGTCGGTCATTTCGCTAGGCTTGCACTTATATGCTTTTAGCACATACTCCTCAATGTCGGCTACGGATTTCCCGACTATTTCGGCGTTTTTAAAAAGGGTAATTATTTTTGCTTGAGATTGCCCGTTTGCATTGTTTTGTGGTTTGGGTTCTGCTTTGGGCGCTTGTGCGGGCTTCTGGGCGGCGGGCTTTTCCATTTCTTCCTTGCCCTTACCGGCGGTCATGTCCAGCGCGTCACATTCCACAATTCCGTAAGCCGTTGTGTACAAGTATCGGCGCAAATACGTCTGCACCGCACCCAAGTTTTGCACTTCATGGCATGCGGGCAATTTCGCGGTAGACATCGGGGTTGTGATTACACATTGCTCTTCTGGCTTTTCAATGTTCACGATTGACAGCGTCGCGGTTTCAATGCCAAACGAAATAATGCTGCACAACCCGAGTGCTTGCTCAAGGCGATTAATCTCCGGCAACATGTCGGAAAGTTCAAAGTAGTCATAATTCGCGTGCTTGTTATGCCCGCTTTTCTTCATGCCCGACGCTTGCAAGTCACAACGCAAGGTGGCGAGTTTGAGATATAGATTCATGTCCTAACCCCCAATCGTGAATACGTCTTCTTGTGGAACGGCTGCCAAGCCGGGAATTATCTCACCCGATTCCGCATACACAACCGATCCATCATCGCGGGATTCTGTCAATGGCTTGAGATTCGCCCACAGCGCCTTGTACGTGTCGATGTGCTCCACGCAGTCACTTAGTCCCATCCCGATCAACCAAGCGCACAACGTGTCATTCTCGCGTTTATACTCGGGTTGCCGACGCTTCAATACCAGTTTGCCGCTGGGAAGGGAATAGGATTTCTGCGTTTTCGTCTCGCGTACGGGTAAAGTTGCGAAGTACCGCTGCAAGTGTTCGCCGAAAAAGGATTCAACGCGACTGCACGCTTCTTCTTCATGGGCGATTTGCCTCTTGTAATGCTCAACGCGGCGGTCACGGTCGGCGCGGGCTTCCAGTATCTTGCGCAAAGCCCAATCCGCATTCGAATCATTGTCCACTTCCCATGCGGGTTTCACCATACCGACATCGGTCGGTTCATCTTCCATCAAATCCAGATATTCCATAGCTTCCATGTTCGATTTCCTCGCTTTCGGGATATAAATAGTCTTGTATCGCCTTGCGTTGGCGGTTAAAAACATAACCATCGTCGGTTTCTTCGGTTATAACCCTTAAGTCAAACCCGCTCAATTCCTGCTCAAGCACTTGCCTCACCTTTTTCAAGATAGTTGTCGTTTATCAGGTAAACGTGTTCGCCGCGCCTCACCATGTGAATCTTGTGCTGAAAAACGATTTCGGTTGAAATAATCCGTTCCCGCAACCCGCTATCGTTTCTCATGCCAACCACTTCGCAAATCGCCTTGCGCGAATTTACAAATTCACTGAACAACGATCGGTACGTTTGCCCGCTTCTTTTGCGGACAACGCCAACGTCTTCGGGCTTTACGCCATACTTGCTAAAATCCATTACCAGCCCTCCTTATCGGTATCCCTTACAACTTCCTCTAGTTCGGTTTCTGCCTTGTGTAGGTGCTCGTCCGTCGCTTGCAGAAGGTGCGTAATCTGCGGTGCGCTGTACGGTAAAAATCGGTGTCTCGCTATATCGGTAAAGTAGTTCGTCGCTTCGCGCAGGATTGCTCTGGCGTAGGTTAGGTGCGCTAGTTGGTGCTCGATCTTGGTTAGTTGCTCGAAATTGCTCATGGGGTAAGCCCTCCTTTATAGGTCGCGCTTGCACCGCCAATCGCAATGTGATATCATTTAGGTGCAAGCTCTTGCTTGTCATCCACCTGTTCCAGCAGGTAGTTGATCGGTTTATTGAATAGCTTTGAAAGTGCCAGCCAGACTTTAACGCTCCCGTCCGATGTTCCATATTCGAGTTGGCGGTATTGTCTGGTTGAAATCCCGAGCATGCTTTCCATCTGTTCTTGCGTGAAATGATGGCGGTCTCTCTCGGTTTTCAAGTTTCTTCGATAACCCAAAATCACCCTCTCCTTCTTTATTGAACAGGATATTTAATATCCTATCCAGTGTTAGTATACAGGATATTAAATATCCTGTCAAGAATTATTTTTGGAGGTCTTTTTATGGACAAATTTGCCGCACGTCTCAAGGAATTGCGCAAACGCGACGGACTAACTCAATCCAATATGGCGGAATTTCTTCATGTCACTGAACGCCATTACCGTTTGTATGAAGCCGGTAAAGTTGACCCACCAACATCTAAGCTGATCCGCCTTCGCAATCACTTCAATGTCACGGCAGACTACCTTCTAGGAATTTCAGACGATGCCACACCTCCGAAGCACAAACTCGCAGAAGATTAGCCCTCATGCCCCTTTCTGTTCTAGTGCTGATTTTTCGCTTTGTTCCTTTTCTTTTTGAATTGCCATTTTCATAAACAATTCAAGCGCGTAGCGTGTTTTCATGGGCGTTCTGGGTTTACGCCACGTCGGATCTTCTCCCCAATACACTTCGCGTACGTCGCAATCAGCGACAATGATGGATTGGGTTGTGTCCTGAACGTCATGCTGCACTACCATTGCAACGGCGAATTTTCCGGCAGCTTCCATATCGCAGACCAAACGCTCAAGGCATTTGCGTTGACCACCGGGAACGTCTTTGTTTCGTAGTTTTATCTCAATGACGGCATAAGCAATGCCGTGGTACTCAATCATGCCGTCAATGTCTGTTGGCGTGATAGAACCAAACTTCAACCCTGTAAAGTCGCAGATTTGCCGCATCCGCTCTTTATGTTGAATAAGGTCTACCTGCAAGGAATTGCCCCCCATCCAAACTGCCTATAAACTCGAATGAAATCTTTTTCGTTATTGCCGAAATAAACAATCGCCTGCCCCTGCAACGGCGTGTTGCGCGTGCCGTCCAGTGTATAAAACCTAACGCGGCTTTTAAGAAACACAACGGCTGTGGACGATTTAATCAGTGCATTGAACCAAGCTGTTTCTGTGGCGTTGTTGACGAGAACAACGGCGTCTGTGGTATTCCCGCATGCAACCTGCTCAGTTAGCTTCGTCACGAATCGGCTCACCAAGTTCCCGGAATATGGCGGGTTCATCCAGATACGCCCGCGCCAATCTTTTGCCAACCCGTCATCTTCCGACGTGTAATAATTGCTTGCCTGTACAACTTTGTTCGCGAACGCGCAACTCGCAGGGTCAAGGTCAATTGCACCCATTACTTCGCGCGCCGCTTCAATGTATTCAGATGGCGTGTACCATTCATTGTTTCCGCTATTGCTGGCGACGTGCGGATTTGATTTTGTTGAGGTCAGGACAGGATATTGCTCAAATGGCGAATCCGGCTTTGTGCCGTCATCAATCATTCGTTGGCGTACTTCGTTTCTGTCGTAAACATCGGCGGATGCGTTATAGTCAATCTCGTGTTCGTAAATTGGCTCAAGCTCTCGGGAATCGACAAGCTTTCTGATGACTTCTCGCGGGCGTTCTTTGCCATCTACGCCGATTGAACTGTTAACCATTAACAGTTCACCCGATAGCTCCATCTCTTTGCGCACACCGCTCACATAGGGATTACTCACGCCTATCTGCTTTGCTATTGCCCTATCGGACAATTCCGGCGTTTCCATCAAGCGACGCTGCGTTTCTGTGCGCTTTTCGACTGCTGTCAACTGCCGTCGCGCCTCATTCAGTTGCCTTGCCATGTTGATTTTTTCATCCTTGGTCAATCCGAGAACGATTGACGTTGGGTATTTCGCAATACCAAGCTCATCGCATATCTGCTTACGATGATGACCGTCAATGATGTTCTTGTGCTCATCAAAGACAATTGGAACAAGGACGCCATTTTCGATAATGGATGCTTTCAGTTCAGCGTATTCGTCCGAAGTCAGGGCGCGCATGACTTGATACTTCATCCAACCACCCCGGTTGCCACCCAAACCATAATCGCCGACACAATCATTGCCCCGCAAGCAACCCCAACCGCAACCAATATCTTCCGATACGCCGCCCGCGCATCCTCAACGCCGTCGTGGGTTTTCAGCGCTTTCACCATTTCACCAAACCGCCTGTCATTGTCGGCATTGACACCTTCGGCGATCTTTAGCCGCCCCTCCAAGTCCTCGTTCGTGTCGCGTTGCGCTTCGTAGCGGGTTTCCCAGTCCTTCGCGCGCTTTTCCATGCGCTGGGCGAACTTGATGATCCGTTCCATTTCCCGACGTGTCTCTGCGTCGCCCTTGACGCGCTCAAGCACCGATTCAAGGTTATCCGGTGTCAATCTGTCACCGACCGGTGGTAACGCCACCACAGCGCGGTATGGCTCTTTTACCGCTTGCATCATTTCCCGTCATCCTCCTTTAATATCATTCCGTCAATCAAATCCCGATAGTACGATTCCGCTTCATCCCGCATGCTTGCTCGACCCAGTGCGACGGATGCGAATACGATTGCCAACAAGCCCAAGACAAACAACCGCGGGTCAAGCGCCCCGATAAATTGCATCATGTAAATCCTCCTATGAAACCATCCGGCGATACTCGCGCTCGGCGTATTCGGCGTCGCGCTTGTTTTCTTCGGCGGCTAACGGTTCAATCTCGGAAAGTTCAGCCTGCGCCACTTCCCACGCTTCCGTCAGGGCGCTTACAATGTCCTCGCCCAGCCCTTTAGCATCCTTGATAAGCGATTGGATGCCGCCGACAAGCTCATCTAGCCTGCAATAACGTTCGTTCATTCCTACCATCCCTTTCCTATCACGTTCAGCTTTTCTTCATCCGAAAAGCCAAGCGAATTTACCATGCGCCGGAACTCATCTAAAGTGAGTTTCCCGAAATTCGCCTTGCCCAAATCGTCTATATCCTGCCTGTGCCTATGTAGCTTTGATTTCGACATGCTCATTCGTGTCGCAAGTGCCGGAACTTTCATGCCGTTCAGCGACAAGTATTTGTCCATGAGTGCCACGCCCATTTTGTTTTCCTTGTAGTACGGCGGGTACTTCGGTTTCATTGGAATTGCTCCTTTCTGGTGGGTTGGTGGTGTGGTATAATTGGGAAAAACTTGAAAGTTGGTACTACAATGTCCGATGAATCCATTGCATTGCTTCGGCGCATACATCTTGAAAAGTCGTTATATTTCGAATCACTGAGCGACGCAGACCGCCAGTTTGCAAATTTCTTGGAAGATCAAAAGCTAATTGAAATCTACATGGACGGATCGCTGGTCGAACATCCTTGTGTGTGCAACGTTCTTGCGTTTTTCGATCAGGAAGCCGAAAGGAACGCTCGCCTGAAAGCCGAAGCAAAAGCAAGAGAGTTAAGGGATTGGATTCGTTGGGGTGTAACCGCCGCAATTGCCCTTGCCGGTCTTGTAAACTCGATCCTTGCTAGAATCGGCTGATAACAATCGTAGCGATCATGATCGCCCACACTATCCACCATAGCCAATCTGGCACACCATTCTTCATTGATCTTGCTCCTTTCACGCCGACGCTTCGGGTTCGGTTAGTAGCTCATCTACGGTGCAGTCCAGCGCGGTGGCGAGTTCGATTAATGTATCGAACGAAGGCTTTGATTTGCCCGTCTCGATGGCTTGGATGGATTGTTGTGTGATCCCAACCATTTCGCCGAGCTTTACCTGCGTTAGTCCTCTGCTGATACGCAGGGGTTTGAGTGCAAACAATTTATTCACTTCCTTTCACGTGGTTGTTGTTACGCCGCAATCTGTGCAACCGCTTCTGCGACACGCATTACGGTGTCGTTCATGCGCACACAGATTTCAATGTGTTCGCCGCAGTTGATTAGGGTATATCCGGCAAGGGTGCTTTCCGAAATCGCCGTTACGGTTCTTGTTACGGTGTTGCCATGATCGCCATATTCAAAGGTCAGCGTGTCGCCGATATTGACTTCCGCAAAGGTAATCATTCCCTTGAGCCTGTCGGCGGCAACCTTCCGCGCCTCACGCCACGCTTTGGACAGTGCAAGGGAAAAGTTCCTGTAGTTCCCGGTGCGGTAGTAAGCCCACGCGGCTTTCATGATCTCGGATTTGTTGTATTTCATGCTCGTGCCTCCTGCTTTTTCGCTTCGTTTTCTTTCATCCAATTCAAGAAAATCTCAATCGCCTTTTGGTTCTTTGTCGTGTAATCGTTGTGCGCCTCTTTGCCTAAGGCTTCATTGATTTCAGGCGGTAGTCGCAATCCAACGCGAACCCAGTCTTTCATTCGTTCCTCACTCCTTACGGTGTCTACTTGTTGTCTATATTATATAATGCTGTCTACTTGTTGTCAAGTAGGTTCACAAAATATTTTTTCTGTGATAGACTGCTGTCATGTAGACAACAAGGAGGTGACAGTAAATGTCAGGAAAGTACAAGAACCCTCATTACGCACTTCGAATTCCGCGTGACCAACTGGAAAAGATAAAATACATCGCCGAAGCTAATGCGAGGTCTGGAAACCGGGAGATCGAATTGCTCATACGCAAGCGCATTGAAGAATACGAACGCGAGAATGGCGAGATTGTCTTGACGGAGGTGGAATAAGGGATGTCGTTCAAATGCCCTTATTGCGATGTTGGGAACCCATTATCGCCGGAAACCTATGTCAGCCACGAACTTCGTTTCGATGAGTTGAAAACCGAACGCGGCTACAAGCCCGAGATGATTCCCGTTCCCATCCCGTTGTCCGGAACGCGATCTTACAATGCATCCAGCTACGCAAAAACTAAACTACATACGGGCGATAGAGTAATGGTCAATTACTACAAATGCACAAACTGCGGTGAATACTCCATCGTGCTTTACGATGATACGGCGCCGTTGCAAAAAGTTGAAATATGGGTCAAGCCGCGCTCAAACGCGAAAGTTTTTCCGGACTATATCCCGATTCAAATTCTTACCGACTACAAAGAAGCTTGTCTGGTCCGATCTCTTAGCCCGAAGGCATCTGCGACGCTTTCTCGCCGTTGCATGCAAGGAATGATTCGGGATTACTGGGGCGTGTGTGAGAAAAACTTATTTGCCGAAATTGACGCCATTAAGGACAAAGTAGACCCGCGCGTTTGGGGCGCTATGGACGCGACGCGCAAAATCGGGAATATCGGCGCCCACATGGAAAATGACGTTAGTCTAATCATTGATATCGAACCCGGCGAAGCAGAACACCTTATCCGCCTGATTGAATATCTTCTTGATTCGTGGTACATAAAAGATCATGAAACGGATGCGCTCTTTGCCGACATCCTTCAAGTATCTGCGGACAAATCCCAGCAGCGACACCGTTTGGATAAATCATAGGATCGTGTTCTGCCAGTAAGTTCCCGCCCATATCCCAAATTTGGATGACGGTACGATGAGGCTCGTCGTTATTACCGAAACCACGCATTGACATCGTTTGAATCACTTGCAGCGTTTTTACACTGTAGACACCGCGAATATATGGACAACTCACGCATTCTCACCCTCCCTTGTCTTTATCTTCAGCCCGCGCCGAAGAATCTGTGTCATAAGCTGATTTAGCCCAATCCCTCGCCCTTGCGCTTCCTGTGCGAGGGCTTCTTTCATCCACTCGGGCAGCCGCAGGGTCAGTTGCTCTCGGTTGTAATTCATTGGAATAATCTCCTTCAACAGTAATTTACTGTATTGTACCACAGACTAAGACTGTTGTAAAGCAATAAAACAACAGTTTACATTTGTTTTACAATCACAGAATACAACTGTATACTACAAGTGGAGGTGATATTTGATGACAACAGGTGAGCGCATCAAAGCACTAAGGATGAATTCAGAATTATCACAGGCTAAGCTAGGAGAGATCATCGGAATTACACAGCAATCCGTTTATGCGTGGGAGACCGGAAAAACCGAGCCGGATATTGATGCAATCAGAAAAATGGTATCTATATTTGGCATCACTTCCGATTACCTTCTCGGCATCGACGATACCGTTGCGGTCATCAATACAGACAAAAAAAATCCCCCTACGCCCAAACAGCGAAGGGAGATTGAGGAGATAACAAGTCAAGCCCTAATCGGGGATCCAAGCTTCAACGACGTAGTCCGAGAAGCCGTCCGGGAATGTATCGAAAAAATGTTTGGCGCTTCCAAACAAGGTGGAATTGATGAATAATACGCCACGGCGCATCACAGCAGGAAATTGTTCGGGCAATTTTACCATGTAGCAAGGCATCTTCATTTTTCGACCTCCGTTTCTCTCGTTCCAAAAAGTGGCGTATTCCGATAATAACACCGAACACTTGTTCTGTCAATCGAACGCAATGTTAAACCGTACCAGAAGTGATTGCATTCAAAAGTTTTATATAAGGGTATAGTTATATATGCTTTAACAAGACTGTTTATGACAAGGGTGTAGATGTACAAATGATGATAAGGGCGAGGTGAAGGCGATGATGCAATTCTTTCTGATTGCACTGGCGCTTGCGTTTGTTGTGAAGTATCCAATCATACTGATTATCATCGTCCCTGTTATTCTTTATATGATATGGAACGCATGGGATGATAAAAGACACGGAACGGTTCAAGACGCATACGACGAACTCGGCTTAAGATACATCGAAGAAGCGCATCGCGTCGGAATTGAAAAAAAGTCAAAAATTGTAAGTGTTTTCACCAACAAATGGTTCGACAAAGCCGCCGATACATTTACGGTAATCGACATTGAAACAACGGGATTATCGAAGATAACTGACCACATCGTCGAGATTGCCGCTATCCGTTACAACGGCGGATTAGAGTGGGAAAAGATGGTATCGCTGGTCAAACCGCCTGTCGAAATTCCGCAAGTAACAATTGACATCCACCACATCACGAACCGCATGGTTAAGGACGCGCCAACAATTGAAGATGTTCTGCCTGCGTTCTTGGAATTTATCGGCGATGATTTAGTGGTTGGGCACAATGTGAATTTCGACATTGGGTTTATCGAACTGGCGGCGCGACGATTGGGGTATGATCCTGTATGGAATTATGTGGACACGATATCGGTTGCGAAGAAAATCATTCCGGGGTTGCCGAATTACAAGCAAGCGACCGTTATCAACGCATTGGGTATACGGCAAGACATTGCACACCGAGCGGAAGATGACTGTCGGGCTTGTGCGGAGATTTTGATACTGGCACTGCAAAAGATCGCAAACGGCGAGATGGAAGGATAAGAAAGGGGCTGGATTTGTATGGGTATTTTTTCAAGTCAAGGTGGATATTCGGACGCTATTAAAAACAGCTTAATGCCAAAAGATGGAAAGACGCATGTATTGCTATTGAACCATTTTTCTAGTTCTGTGGGAGCAACGTACCCAACTACCGAAGTAGATCACTTGGTCGACAAATCACTCAATGAGATTTTAATCGGGATGCAAGGGGATAGATATGAAATAATCGATATAAAAATCACTGCATTGACCGATGACGGAAAACTGAAAGGAATGTGTCGATTCGCTTCGCTTATCACTTATAAATAGCGAGAACGACGAAAAGACAAAGATGTCAAAATAGCGTTAATGATCAGAAACATACGTGGATAAACACTTTGATAATTCTAAGCCGACAATATCAAACGATGGACTGTAGGATAACGCGAAAGGGGAGAATGCGAATGAAAAAGATTCTATGCATCTTGGTTGTTCTGATGATGGTGATGCCCGCTACGTTGGCAACGGATAACAGGGTACCGCTTGGTGTTTCTATGGATACGCTGATTTCGAGGATGAGTGCAAATCATTCGAAGCTTGGCATGACAGGGAAAATACAGTATGTCACCGACGGGCTTTATATGTACGGTGATTATGTGATTTACGGATTCTCTGGAGATTCGAAAAGCATGGATGCCGTATACATGCTCGGCACTGGTGACGGCTCTTTAACAAGCGGACTGGAGATCATACAGGCAGCAACCGCATTTGTTGTGGCTGTTGACGATACACTTAGTTTGGATAAATCTGGCGATGTGATTATGGAATTGGTTGAAGGTTCTGGCGTGGTAATCCGTGGCAATATCGTTTTCGTATGTGTCAAAGATGATTCTGTTGGAACGATGTTTACTGCAACTAAGCACAAATAGCAATCAGTCGTAACAAATGAGAAAGGGGCACATCCATGACGGAAGAAGAAAGAAAAGAGATTCAGGGCAATATTGATCTCGTAGCCGCTATGATCGAAGCAATCAAGACATCGAAGCCGGAGCACGTCAAGATGGCGCTTGCGTTCCTGCGGTTTTTGAAATCGGAAGGATAAGGGGATGTGACGTGCAAGGGCTGCACCCCGTGATAAATCTGCATTCTTGGGCATAAAAAAGCCCCTGCGTGGGCAGGGGGGGGTGGGATGAATATACGAAAGAGGTATTATTATGGCGGGATGGGATGAAATACTAAAGGAAATCACTTCGGTTCTAAGCCCAATAGATAATGTTCGAAAGAAATACCTTTCTGCCCTCGCCGAGAAATCAGGGCGCAACGTAATTGCGTATTATTCATCCTTCATGGATAAGGAGCAAGCAGTTGGACTTGATATTACGGATGATGACATTAACTTTTTTATGAACGCTGTGCATGGGCTTGATGTTGACAAAGGTCTTGATTTGATTCTTCATACGCCCGGTGGTCGGCCAACTGCCGCAGAAGCCATAGTGAAGTACTTACGCAGTAAATTCGGCACAAATATACGTGCTATTGTCCCACAAATATCGATGTCTGCTGGAACAATGATTGCATGTTCTGCTAAATCCATTGTAATGGGGAAGCATTCGTGTCTCGGTCCAATTGATCCTCAGTTTGGAGGCATCCCCGCATACAACATTATAAAAGAATACACTGAGGCAAAGACAGATTTAACTACAGATCCTCGCAACCTCCCATACTGGCAAATACTTCTCAGTAAATATCCGGCAGCAATGTATTATGAAGCTACCAACGCAATAGCCTTGTCAACAGAACTCGTAGAATCGTGGCTTGGAACATGTATGTTTGATGCAGATGCTGACAGCGAAAAAATTAAACATATCGTCGAAACTCTCAATGAGCACGATGAATCAAAGTTGCATGGACGCCACTTTATGGTTGATACTTGCGAGAAAATAGGCTTGAAGATTGAAAGGCTTGAAGATAATCAGGAGTTCCAAGATGCGGTGCTAAGCGTGCACCATTCGTTTATGCATACACTGACTTCTACTGCATGTGTGAAAATAGTAGAAAATCATGATGGGAAACTATCAGTTGTACGGGCAAAAATGTAGCCCCGTATATCACGGGGCTATGAATGAGTTATTCCGTTGTGTTGCTGCTATCAGCCGTAAGACTGTAATAGATTTTCCCTTCGTTTCTTCTCGTTACCATCTTTGTTTGAAAGTCAGTAACAATTTTGGAAGGCGAAGAAGTAGGTACAATACCTATCTCCTTGAGAAAGTCTTGCATTTCTTCTTGTTCAGCGATAATGGTCATGCAATCCCCTCCTCGCTTTATAGCGATTATTCAATTTGACGACCTAGCCCCTTTCCTCCCAGGTGTCAGCTTGCGCCGTTTTGCACCCTGCCGGATTTCGCACGTAAACGTACAGGAACTTGTTCGACTGGCTAAGTCTTCATGAATAGAGTATATCACGCGCGTTGATAAAATGCAATAACGTGGGAAATTTTACACGTCGACTAAACCCTCGCAAAGGCGGTGACCAAATGGCAAATGCGAAAAAGCTACCCAGCGGCAATTACCGTGTGAATCTGTACATCGGTAAGGACGAGACGGGCAAGCGTCTATACAAGTCATTCACCGACCCGGACAAGAACGTCGCAAAATTTATGGCCGCGCAGTACGCCTTGACGATGGACGAAAAGAAAAAGCCATTAAGCATGACCGTTGGGGAAGCAATAGATAAGTATATCGACACGAAAACCAATGTGTTATCGCCCAGTACCGTCGCAGCGTACAGGAAGATTCGAAAGAACAATTTGCCGGGGATCATGAATGTATCACTGCGTGATTTGACTGCTGACGCAATACAAGCCGCCGTTAATATCGAATCCGCGACACATGCACCAAAGACGGTACGCAACCAACATGGGTTGCTGGTTGCCGCATTGGCGCAATACCACCCGGATTTTGTTCCGCGCACCAAATTGCCGCATAAGGTGAAAACGGAAATCGTAATTCCTGAACAAGAAATGATAACGCGCCTGATTGATGACGTGCGCGGAACTGATCTTGAAGTACCCGTGGCACTGGCCGCTTGCTTAGGGCTTAGGCGTTCCGAGATATGCGCCTTGACGTGGCGTGACTTTAACGCAAAAAAGAAACTGTTGACAATCAATAAAGCACTTGTTCAAAATGACGATAATCTATGGGTGCTGAAAACGACAAAGACGTATTCCGGCACACGCACGCTGGATGTCCCGGAAGCCGTTGTTCCGTTGCTGACGCAAAAGGCGGGAGATAAACCCGGCGATAGAATCGTATCGGCAACCCCGGCACAAGTCACGGATGCATTTTCGAATGTGCGAAAACGGTTAGAACTGAATATGCGGTTTCATGATCTCCGGCACTATTACGCGTCTGTCCTACTCGCACTCGGCATCCCGGATAAATACGCGATGGAACGCATGGGACACGCCACAACAAACATGCTAAAAACCGTCTATCAGCACACGTTAAAAGACCAGCAAAAAGACATCACAAACCGCATAAATTCGCAGATAAATTCGCTTATGCAACATGAAATGCAACACGACACATGAATTTCGTTGCTGTGCTTGAATCTCAAATGGGTTCAAGTCCCACTTTCGGCACCAAAGCCCTCGTCCTTATAGGACGGGGGCTTTCTCGTATTTATCCCGTGCTTATTGGGGTAAGTGGATGTATTTAAGTCCACGAATATAGACTGTTGTATCATTCAATGGACAATATTATTCATTTCATAGACTAAAATGCAACACGAAATGCAACACGAAAGATCATAGCGGTCGATATAAGCAAAAAACCGCCGATCAATCGACCGGCAGCATTTCCCCTATGGATTCAAGATAATCGATAAAATACTTCTGCTCCGCTTCTTTTCGCGCCGCTGTGGCGTCTTCGATGCTGTCGTAATACCCAAGACTGATTGATTTTCCTTGAAACATGATGCGCGCCGCCCACTTTTTTCGCCCTTTATGCCAGCTAACGCCGCGCACGCCGCTAGTATTGTTGCGCGAAATCGTATTAACGTTTTGAATGCTTTCGATTCGCGTCCCGTCCTGCAAATGCTGACGTTTAAACATTTCACGCGCTTGCTGTTGCTTGACGCGCAACCCATCACAACCGCACGATTTGCGCCCACCGGTAACGGCATCTCGCGTGGTTTCAATCGTCTTGCCGCATTCGCATTGCCACAGCCAAATAGATTTCCCGCCACGGGTCTTTTTCCCTGTATTCTCTACGGCGACCAACATCTCGTGTTTTTCTCCCTTGATGTCGCGCGTCCGAACTTCGCGGTTAAGACACCCGCACGATTTAGTCAAACCTTTGCGAAGCGAAGCAATGTCTACGACCGTTTCATTTCCGCAATCGCATCGGCAAACACACCGCCTATTGACGGACCCACTTGGATTACGTCTCGATTCAGCATACCCTATGACCTCCAACCGATCAAAATGTCTACCGATCACATCTTCTGGTTTTCGCATGTCAATCCACCACCAAACTCTTTTCCCAATTGTGTTGTCTTACAGCTTCTTCAACAAGCAGTGCGACTTCGTTTTGCGTCATATGCCCGTCCGCCATACCCGCGTAGATAATTGCCTTATCGTGATATTCCACATAATCCCCTGACGTTCCGTGGTAGTGCGTGATGACATCCCCTGTGTTGGTGTCATAATCAATCTGCACCCGCGCGCTTTGATATCGGTGCAAGCCCCTTGTTTCTTCCGACGCTTCCTTTAATCCGTTCATTTTGATTCCATTGACCGCCATTGTCAATTTCCTCCTTTGATTTTTTCGATATATCGCTTCTCATAATAATCCTTTTTCCCAATCAACGCGCATTCCCTTGAGCAATACTTTTGCGGCGCGTATTCCACAATGTATATCTCGCCGCACGTACAGCACTTGTCTTTGCTTCCAATTTCGCGCAATGCCCCTGCGTTGCGTCGTGCCCTGTACTGTCGCCTTAATTCCAATATTCGCTCCACTTTGCATTTCGGACAATACCGCGCATTCTGCGCCGCTGTAAAATGTCCACCACATACGATACATGTACGATCAATCGCATTCATTTTCTCGTTCTCCTTCACTTCAATTTGAAATGCCGCGCGTTTTCTTCCGTCTTCCACGGGCAAAGTCTTCTTGCCCAATCACATGCTTTTTGTTCTGCTTCGGTCATGTCCGCTTCTTCTGTTTCGGTTCCATCTTTTCCAACGATCACGCAAATTAATAAATGCCTTAGAAAACCACCGACGTGCATCTTGATCCTGAATTTTTCGCCCTGTTGGTTCTCGGTCAATAAATCCCATAGCCCGTCACCACCTTTGATGTAGTACGGCGACATGTAGGCGTAAGTCTCGATCAATTCATGCGACGCGCGAATTTCTTCAATTTTCCGCATGCGACTAATATACTGCTTCTTGTTGGATTCGTTTAATTTGATAAATTCCTTGACCGTCTTCGTGCTCGTTTCATAAGCTGTCTCCCCGTCCAAAGTCCATATTGATCGATCCGGTGTCAAATCTTCGGTGTCGATATCTCCGACGTATTCTAATTCGATGCATCGATCCCTGCTTATCATCTTCTCTGCGCTTTTTGTCAAGATAATTTCATAGATTCCATACTTCGCCCCTACACGGCAAACGGCAAGCTGTGCGCCCTTCGGAAACATCTGCTTTGTTCGACCAAACGGTTCCTCGCTGTCAATCATCCATGTCCCGCCGCTCTTCACTGCGGTTTCAAAGCCGCCGCGATGAATTTTCTGTCGTACATTGTCTGGTTTTTTCCCGTGTAATTCGGCGTATTCCTGCAACGATACCAACATTTTTCTTTCCTCCTTACATGATACCAGATTCTTCGGCTTCTTTGTTCACGCAGTCAACGATTGCTGTCATTTCATTCATTGCAATTGTTTGGGTATTGCAAAACCTGTTATCGATCCATTTTGACGCGCCGGATTCGCTTGTAAGCTTGGCTACTGCTTTTTCAATTTCTACTTTCGCACGGCGCAGGATGTCCAACGCTTTTTCATCATCGTGCTTTTCGATCATGCCACCATTGAAGGAATCATACACTTGCTTCGCAATGGACATGTAATTTCCGATTTGTTCCTTACGGATTTTCTCCGCCCATGCTACCTGCTTTTCGCTTCCGGTCAATTGGGGCAAATCGGCGATAATCATTTCAAGTGTCATTGTTGTTTCATCCCTTTTGTTTATACCTTATTATAATACGTATTCGTATTATTGTCAAGTGTTTTTATTCGATATAATACGCATTCGTATGATTTAACGTTATTTAAACATTCAAAGGTGCATGTTTCCCGCCAAAAACAAAAGAACTCCCCGTCAGCCAAAGCCAGCGGGGAATCCATAAAACCAAAGTCTAACCCTAACCCTACCTACGCCGGCACATACCCGTCCCCGCTGCCCGGCATGGGCGCGCGCAGGTTTACGCCGCACAATACCGTGATGTGTTCCGGGTCGTTGCCGTAGTATACAGGCCAGCAGCGCACACAATTGATGTTATCGGCGCGGCAGTTGTTGCCCACGCGCGTATAGCATGGGTAGATGTGCGTGCCGTCCGTCACCTCGACCGTCGGATTGGTTCCGGCGGGTACGGCGGGGATCGGCGTGCAGATGATCAATTCGTACTCGCCCGGCAGGGAAAACGCGCCGGGCGCGACGGTCAGCGTCAACGCCGATCCGTTAACTTCCACCGCCGTTGTCTTTACGCGGCGGCTTGCGCAATTGCAGCAATTACACATGATGATATACCCCCTTAAATAATAATCGGGCGGCGCACAATTACGCCGCCCATCGTGTTTACCGTGACCATATCGGGCATGTCCCCGTTATGGTTGTGGATAACCTACAGCACGCCGTGACGCCCGCAGGGATTGCAGCCGCTGTTGCAGTCACAGCCGCCGCCAAACGCCGAAAACGGCGCGGCAAACTGCACGACCGCGTTGGGATTGGGCGCAAAGTAACTGGGCGTGGGATACGGGCGCAGTGCGTTGATGATTGCCGCCGTCTGCTGTCCGTTGCTGATCGCGCCGGACTGTTCCAAAATCCTGTCGCGCAAGCCCTGAATTTCATTGGCCGCCAGCACGTCCTTGATCGCCTGTGTGCTTGCTGTGATCGCCGTGGTGATGGCACAGGTGTTTTGCGCCGCTTCGAAACGCACCTGGTCGATGGATCGGTTTGTGTTGCAAAATCCCATGTCCATCTGATGGCGCAAGTCGCAAATGCCGTTGGCCACATTGGCAAAGCCCGCGTTCATGGCGGCGGTGTTGCCGTCAATCTTTTGTTGGGTATACAAAAAGTCGTTGTTGATGATGTCAGCCGCCGCGCCGCGACCGCCGAAGCCGCCCAGACCGCCGCCGCCGAGCAACAGAATAAAGATCAACAGGATCCATACCCAGCCGCCGCCCATACCGTCATGCGACTTGCCGCCGCCGTTTACGTCCATAAAAGGCATTACGTTGATTCCTTCGCCTGCCATTGTCATATACCTCCGATTTGATATTTAAGTCCGCGCCGTGCACAAACGCGGTTGCTTACAATTTAATGCCCAGCATCCCCGCCATCTGCGATAGCTGATCCATGTCAATGCCGCGTTCCTTCGCCAGATTCATAGCGATTTCTTTGGGGTCGCCGCCCTGCGCCATCTTAATTGCCTGTTGCATTGCGGGATTATTCCCCGCCATCTGTGATAGCATTTGCATTGGGTTGCCGCTTCCCCGCGCCAGCCCGACCAACTGCATGATTTGTTGCATGTCCATTGGTTGCCCCTCCGATCATCGTATCGATTTTTAATTCAATCGCCGCCATGCGTTCCGTCAGCCCGCCCAGCGCGGCGATTGCGGGCGCAAGCATGTCTGTAGACGGTACGGCTTGCACGGGCTGTGCGGCGTCTTCGGGCGGCTGTAATGCATAGGTGTCGTAGATGGGCGCGCCGTTGTTTCCGATGCGCTTGGTGTAGATCTTGCCGCCGGACGAATCCGGAAATACGTAGGTGCTGCCGTCAAAGGCGATCTGCATGCCCTTGACCTCTTCGATGCCCGTGACCAATGCGCCGCGCACCTGCGGCTGTTGCGCCTGTTGGGTTTGTTGTTGCTGTTGCATCTGCGGCGCGTACTGTTGCGCCAGTTGCGGGTTTTGCTGCATCATCTGCTGCATGCGCGCTACGTTGGTTGCCAGTGGATCATACGGTTGATAGTACGGGTTGGGGTATGCGCCGGGATAGCCGGGCGCGCCGATTCCATAATTCATTTTGTCACCACCTCCCGCTTTCATGGTAACAAAAAAAGAGGCGGTCACCCCATCGGGTTTCCGCCTCAAATTTATCGGTTGTGCGTCTATTTTACGCCGTCTATCCGCGCCATTTTCGACCGTATGCGCCGCGACAGGCGGGCAACGGTCGAATCTGAAAACGGCAAGGCAACGCATATCTGTTTCGTGGTCAATCCGCGCGCAAGATGATTAAACACGTCGGTTTCGTCCTGCGTAAAATTGCACAATGCCCTGTATCGGTTAAGTTCCGGCATCGTGTGTTGCGAAATCCTTGATGCCACGCAGGTTTACCCTCCTTTTATCCTTCGGTCTCAACCTCAATGGTTTCTTCGATCAATTCGCCATATGCATATTCATGATCGCGCATCGCCTTGACCGCCGCTTCGATTGCCGCGACATCCACTTTGTACCCGCGCTTTTGCATCTCATTTTCAACCCACGCGAGTTTCTTTTCGCCCGCTACATCGCCTAGTACCTGTTCAGCGGCATATACAAGCGTCTTCGCCAATTTCTGTATGTTGGTTTGTTGCGCTTCGGTCGTTCGCGCTTCGATCCACGGTTTAAACTTATACGCTACCCATGCCGCGATCAATGCAATCACTGCGTTAATGATCGGTGTAAGATCAATCTGCGGCATCGCGACGGGCGCGACGGTTACGGGTGCAACCTCTGCGTATACAGGCAAACATGCCAACACCAAAACCAACACCAATATCAATACCAAAATAACCTTCTTCATTGTTTCTTTTCCCCTTTCTTTCCTGACAAGTCAACGCCTGTCTGTTTTCCAATGATATCGATTAACCCTGTCATCACGCGTGCGCCCATGAACCCAGCCGCGCCGCAAGCCGCGCCCAGCCACGCCCCGTCAAGTTGCATCGCTATACCGATCTGCAATGTCATCAACCCAACAAAAGCCGCAACAAACAATTCGCTAAGGATAGCCGCCCAACTTGCGCGTTTTTTATCCTTTGTGCTTAATAGCTTCGCCAGTCCACCGAACGCAGCAAATATTGCGGCGATAACATAATCCCACAATCTATCGTTATCAAACATGTCATCGCCGCCCTTCGTACGATCTCCATTTCTTTTTGTCGCCGTCGTCGTTACGCATGCCGTGAACATAGCCAAGCCGTATCAAAAATATTGCCAGCCAGACGTCTAGCAGGAACGTCACCAGAATGCTAGCAAACGGTGCTATGGTTGCCCATCGCGCGACCTGTACCGTGATACTGAATTTGGACACAGCCGCCACGATAAGGTATCTGTCGCCCGTGTCACTGCTGTCATCCAACCACCGCCAATACAAATGCATGTCGCGATATACGCCGCCATCCGGCGTGAACCCAATCATTACCCAACCGCTTTCAGCACCCTTGATCGAATACTGGAACTCGTCGTATTCGGTCGGGTCAAACGTCGTTGCGTTGTCGCGATCGGTGAATAGTTCAAGCGATTGACCGTCAACCTGTGAATATGCCCCTGCAAAAATCAGCGGGCGGGCGTCAAGGTGCGCAACCATTGATTCAAGGCTTGATTGGTAATCGCACAAGTTCGGTGCGACGCTCGCCCCAACCGCCATCATATCCACTTCGTTGTGGATTTCAACCTTTTTGCTCTCAAGCATCGCATCATTGATCGCTACTTCCGCGTGCCAGAAGATAACCGCCATGATGATCAAGATCACCATTGGAACCAATACAGCCAAATCCCATCGGCGTGTCTCACTCGCCATCTAACCACCCCATTCCTTTTCTTCTACGCGAAGAAAATAAAGTATTGTTTGTTTTCTTTCTTGAATTGACTTAATATCTGCTTCTTGCGGGTCGTGGATGCCGGATCACATGCAAACATGGTAGCTCCATCGCATTTCCACAGGCATATGAAATGCCCCCCTTTTGTCCAAAATCCTTTTTTCATACTGGCGACATTCAACGCCCCATTCCCCAGTGCCGCTATAGCCGTAGCGTGTGAAGCAGTCTGCGCAAACTTACTGCACCCATAGTGCGCCGCCAGCTTCTTAAACGCGCCCCATGCCGTACCGCTGTTTGCCGTGCGGAATCCCCACTTCATGCACAATTGCGCAAGCACCCACGGGGTTACAGACTTGTCTTTCAGCGTATAAAGCACATCAGCCGCCGCAGTAGGCCCGCACCCGCTGGATGCCATTGTCTGCGACTTGTTCCCTGTGGACGAGTATATTTTCTTTGCCCACGGTGACGGTCGCCCTTGCTTAAAATCCTTCGGGCGTTTGTTTGTCCCCGGCGTAGACGGCGCAGGCTCCGGCGATGGCTTCGGCGTTGACGGTTCCGGTATCTCTACCGTGTCATCGTTGACCTCAAACAATGCTTTCCATGCGGGCGTTCCGACCGTGCCATTGTCGGGCAACCCGCGCACTGCCTTAAACAAGCGCACCTGCTCGGATTCCAATGCGGTATACTTGCCGTCAATCTTGATGCCCATCAAGGCTTCCAATGTGCGCACATACTTGCCCTTGTCGCCAACTTTCAGCGTGGGCAATTCTTTCAAGATCACCGGCCATGTCGCACTTCCGACTGTGCCTGTTTGGGCGATGCCTTTGCGCTTCTGATACGCCTTCACAGCGGCTTCTGTGGCGGCGTTGTACTTGCCTGTGGCTTGTTTGGCATTCGCGTCAAGGAAACATTGCACCGCAAGCACAATCGCGCCCTGACTGCCCCTGACTAGCTTCTTCACGCGCTATCACCGCTTCCAAATCCGCGGGCGGTATCGTCAGTGAAATCAACGCCCGTTTCGGTGTTCAAGACATTGATTGTTTCTTCATACTCGCCCGTCTCTGGGTTTAAAACCATCAAGATTTCGCGGCTTTCGTCATCCGCCTGTGGCTCATCGCGACGGGCGAACAAATTTATCGACGGAATCTTTATTTTTAGCATTTGGTAATCCTTTCTTCGGCAAATGGATCTTTTCGCCCAACCAAATATCAAAGCTGTGCGGCTCAAATCCCTTAAACCCTGCCGAATCGTAAAACGTCAATTCCCCGAACCACACGCGCCCTTGTTCGTGGTACAAATCCACCCGCACGTATGGCGCGCCGATTGTGTGTGCCAATTTGCGGGCGATGGGCAACATGTCCTTTAACTTCGCCTTGTCAATCCACGGGTATGTACTGTTGTCAAAGCCCTTCTTTTTTGCCTCAATCCGCTCACCGTAGGCAACAAAAAAGTCAATGGTTTGCTTACCATCGACCTTCTTATGGACTTGTACAACTTCGGGTTCGCCGTGAAAACACATGATTTTGTAGTTAATTGGATTGTCTGCAACCAACCGTTCAATAATCACGCGCGGGTCAAGGATTTTATACGGTTTTTCCCGCCCATACCAGAACCAGTTTGTGCGCATCCACCCTTCAAGCTTTTCCGTCGCCGCTATATAGTCAAACGCCTTTTTGTCACGGCACAAAATCGAACAATGACTGCCGTGCGTGCATTTGGCGATATATTTGTCCGGCAAGCTAAACCAGTCAATGTACCGCGCTTGATTATGCACGCTAAGATAGCCGGGCAAATATTCCGCGCCGATGGTTTTTGTGATGAACGTGCGCACTGCCAACTTATCCACAAACCGCGCATAACCCGCACCCACGCCGTGCAGTTTCAGCCAATTCAATTTTTCATTGAATGTGCGCGGATTTTTCAAGTGCAGGATTCGCCCCGTGGCGAAAAAATATGCCAAACGCAGATACACCGCGTCCGGCAAGAAATGTAGGCGCATCAATAACGCCCGAATCCATCGCATCGCATCGCCTCCCAACTTCCGATGAATCCTCTACTGTTGCTCCGTCCATCCGTACACGCCGGGTTCCCAAACATTGTTTGCCGTGTTATTCAGCCAATGTTTGCCCTTATGCGACACCTTGTCGCCTACTTGATACGGGTTTGTGCTTCCCGGCTGTACCCATGCCGGCCACTCGTCAACCGGCTCCGGTTCTTCGGGTGTTTCAGGTTCTTCCGGCTCCGGCTCTGTCGGCGGCGTGGTTTCCGATGCGGGCTGTATCTTTTCCCAGCTCGCGGGCAATACTGCCGGATCATGGACGGTACTGTCTTTCTTACAACGATAGATATAGCCGTCCGTCCAAATCTGATATTCATCCTTCATGTACGCATCGTGCGCCCCTTGCGGGGCTTTATACGGTCGTGCGGTCTCGATGCTTGTGCCGTGGTACTCTGCCCACAAAGCAGGTACGGTGGACGGCTTCCATTGCGGATTGGGCGTGCTGTCGTGTGCTTGCACGCACCGATACGGGATATTGTTTTCAATGCGCAGATCACCGATAACGTACTTGCCCGGTTCCCACTCGCGAATGATCGACATGATATCATTTACCACAGCGGGCGCGTCGGTATCCATATGCTTAATAACAACGTCTTGTGCATCGCGGATTTGCCGCGCTTCTGCCTTTTGCATTTCAGTCGCCATTTATTCCACCTTACCTTTCATGATATCTAGGATTTCCTGCGCGGATGTTTCCGGCGTTTCGGGTTCTACCCAATCGGGGTTGGTCACAAATTCATCGTTGATGTAACGATATTTGACGGGTTTCACGTAATCTGGGATCTCTGCAAGCTCAACAACCTCGTCGAAAAACGGTTCGCAAATGGTAATTCTGTCATCGTCAACAAGGATATTGCCGTTTTGCTCGTGCGTAACACTGTTGGTGATATAGATGACAACTTGACTATCATCAAGGATAATATATTTCATGTGGGTACCTCCTTTAATTTGGGAATGGCGTAACGACAGCAACCGATCTATTGTCACCGCCAACGCCTGCCGTAATTGCCACTCCGGGACGTGTTCCCTTCCAAAAGTCCCACGGACTAACAACAGGAACGAAGTCGGCATTGATTATTTCAATGTACGGGGGGGCATTGTTTACTTTGGGAATTAGGCATCGGTACGGCGCAATTTGCACAATCGAACATGAAAGCATTTGGTTTCCCGATAAGGCCGTTCTGGAATACGCCGCGAAACTCATATTAAAACCAATCGCATCCCCTTGAAAGCAATCCTTACTTGGGCTTGTGTTTCCCGTGCCGTAGCTAACCACCCCATAAATCTGTTGCGTTTCCCTATTGATTGTGAACCCGCCGATGCCGACACCTATGTCCGATCCTGCTCCCTGAAGTGCAAATCCAAGACGATTAATTGCCGTTACCGGATCGCCCGATACGGTTATCGTGTGGCTGGCAACGAATTTTAATCCGGGTACGAAGTAATGAATCACATACGTAAATTCCGTCAATCGGCTGATTCCCAGTACCAGTACACCGTTTTGAAATATCGTTGTTGTTTGCGGCCCCGAAACCAATGCGTATATAGTAGGCGTGACGCCTTCAACGGTTATTACTCGGTCTGATACTATATTTGTTGAAGGAAGTGTACATGCCAAATACGCTTGCCCCGGTCTAATGTATGACAATGCGCAAGATCGCATAGCCGGAAGCGTAGCCAGTTTGGTGCCTATGGAAGTTATAGAAAAATCCTGTATCCTGCAAGCTACGACGTAATGATTTCCGGCAAACAACCCACAAATCAAAACCCTGTGACTAAAATGCTCACTATCCAGCCCACAAACATCAAAGCCCGTGTTGTTTCCCGCTGTTATCTGGTAGTCCGAACCCTGTCCGATGTAATCAACGCCGGGGCTTTGGTCTGGAATAACGTGCATACACTTTGCATTAATTCCGGTTGGATTACCGCGCCCGTAAACCACCAATACGCAATCATTTCGGACTTGATATAACTTTATAGGGTCTCCTGCTAATACTGCGTCCGTAGGCACGCCTACTCTGGTCACGTTATTCACCGACCACGCGCCATTTTGCGTTTTCAAGATACATGCAGTCAACATATTATTCGCCCCCGAATACGCGCAGAATATATAATTCACACTCGTGTCCGGATTATGGATGTTGCCCATGTTCAGCATTGTGCAATACGCGCCATTTGCATCGGGGAGTTGTACGCCCGTACCGCCTATGCCGTGACTGGGCGTTATTTGAACAATATCACCTTCATTGATGATTGTCCCGTCCCCATTAATTATGTTACTGCCGCGATAGCCGTTTATGTCCAATCCGCCGCCGCTGGGAAAATTATCAGTCAACATTACGGCGTCACCCCCTTAGCCCTGATTTCCATCGGGAATGTTATTGTGGGTTTATCCCCATCAGCCGTAAGAAATACCTCGTTTGCCGCATTGTCAGGTTGAACCATTATCTTGGCTTTCCTAAACGCCTCTCTGGTAGGTTTTGTCGTTCCGCCGCGCAGTCCAACGTTTCCCATAGCGTTTTGCGGCATATGTGCTATAAATTTCTTGGCGACAAACGACCCGTCCCCGTTCGGGTTGGCTGTCCAGTCAGCGGGTACAAGGTCAAAATTGATTGGCTGATCGTCGATGTATTGACCCCTTACATGTTGCAATCCGCTCATTTGCGCTTCGCTAATGCTCGTCCGCGACGTATCCATAATCCATTTATTTACAGAATTTCGCCTGTCTGATTCGTTGATGACCGAAAAAGTATGCGATTCCCAGTTATCTCGCAAAAGCATCCACAGGTCGCAATCAGTATTTGTGTACGATAAGATAAACAAACCCTGATGATAATTCCCTGCGATAAGATACAACTTGGGCGTTTGATTCGGCGTAAATTTGCATGTAATGATACCGCCGAATGATTGTGCATTACTTGCCACACCATCATGGCGTACATTGGCTTGTACGGAAAATGTTATCGACACGGGTTCATCGGCGGGCGGGGCTTGTAACCGTGCAACACGTACCCATTGGTTTGCTCGGTCTTCCGCTTGAGAGTATACAGTGGAGCTTTTTCGTTTTACCTCAATCTCACGCGCCCCGCCGCCGACATACGCACTCATTCCCTCGACCGCACCCTTGATGGTGATTGGGTCATCCACCTTCGGCACCTGTGCATTCCCACTCGCCGACCCAATGTACAACCGCTTATCGTCCGTCGCGTACCCTAACTCGCCTTCCTGCAATGTAGGTAGGTTCGCTTTTACGTCGCGCTTGACTTTGATTGAGTTCGTGTTGCCGTCGATGGATGCATACTTGATCAATTCGGCAAGATCATCGCCGATATCTTCTTTAAAATCATCCCACCACTGTTCATGTTCTGCCAGCGACGCTTGCATTTGCACGAAAAACTCTTGTGTGTTCGTTCGCGTAATCGGTTCGGTGACAACACCGCAGAAATCGGTGTCAAGGCGCAAGTCGGTGATGTCCTGCTGATTGATGTGCGTCGCGTTCTGCCGAACCAGTACCCGCGCAAGCGCCAATTCCCATGCGATGTCGTTGCGCGTCAGGTCGGCCACGTCGTGCTTGCCCTCGACAATCGCCACATATGCTTCACGCCCGACGCTGAAATCGGCGCGTAGCACAATCAAGTCGTACCTGTCACCCGTAGTCAGCGCAGGGGACAGGGCTAGTTGGGTTTGTTCTGCCTCGTCGGGAAACACCGTAAGTCCTTCCACATGCGCTTCGCCGAATGCAATATCGACATTCATGCTGCCCGCCGCCATCACTTGGAAGTTGGTCGCAGGTGCAAAAAAAACGCCATTTGAAAAATAGCGCTTCCAGAATTTTCGAAACGCCAGCGAAGTTATTGCGCGGTCGAATATCGGGTTGCCGTGCTCGTCGAATCCGTCAAAAAATGATTCTAACGGGAATGCCTGTAACTCTGCCATTATCACTTCACCTCTCGCAAGATTTTTTTGCCTACAGTCAATTGATCTTTGCCCAGAACAACCGCCGTAGACACGTTGTTGGGTTCAAACACCTCGCGAATCTCGGTGATCCGCTGTTCAATGGTTACGCCGACGCGCTTGTTGATGTATGTGCATTTATCGCCAATGGCGTAATCATCGATATTATCCACCGCAATGGTGCATTCGCTTGTGTCGGCAATGTTGAATTCAGCCAGCTTGTTCAATCCCGTTTGCCGAATCGCCGCTTCGAATTCTTCTTCGGTCATGTCCTCGGTCAAGCGGGTATTATCCTGCACCCAAACCTCGGCGCGCGGTCGGCCATCGTCAATCTCAACGATGGTGACAAATTCATCTTCGTTATTGTCTTCATTGCCGTTGACCACATAGGCGTAATTACGGGTATCCATTGTCCGAGTAAACGCTTCGTTCGACACGTTATATAGGTCAGCCGAAAACACGCGCCAATCATTTTCGGTTTGGCTTTGCGTGCGGTCAAGCCCCCGATATACCTCAAATATCAGGTCGTTCGTCTCAAACACATACCGCAGCCGAAACGACATTTCATTGGCGGTCAGCACTTCGCGGATGGATTCAAAGACTGTCTTGCCAAACGGCTGTACCGTTACTTCTTCGGATTCAAGCCCTTGAAATTCGCCCAGAATCAAATGCGGAATGATGCGCAGCGGGTCTTCCGGCTCAATGCAGAATTCATTGACGATGGCGCGGCATACTTCCTCGGCAGTTCCCGTATACGTCACGCGGTAATTTATCGCGCGTTCCATCAGTTGCGATCCGGCAAACTGCCCGCGCATGGTAAATGCCTTGTCCGCTTTCATCGAATCAATTACGCCCAGCACATCGGTATTCACGCGGTAGATGTATCGGGCGTCGGGTAGTAGATGCGCGTATCGCAAGCCAACCTGTAGGATAAATTGACCGGATTCATAATATTTCTGCGTCCATTGAAGGGATGAAAAGTCTTGGATAATAGCAATCTGCTCAAATTCTTCGTTCAGCACACGCATTTCCAGCTTTGTACCACCGTACATGCATCACACCCCCTGATACTGCGGCGTATAGTACACCACAACGGATACCGAATCATACCCCGCGCCGACTTGATACGAAAACAAGCCACCGCCGATGGGGATTTGGAAAAATGAGCTCAAACGGTCGGTCTTGTTCAGTATGGACTGCCCGTTCAGCTTTACGTGTATATCGCGCGGGTCTGTGCTGATGTCCAATTCGTCGCCCGCTTGCATCGTGACATTCACTTGGATAAACATATCGTTGTTCAGCGTAATACGCGGGTTCAGCGTTTCGGTGAACGATTTGAACACAACGCGAATCGGAACAGGCATGTCACCGGGGTTTGGTACGTGCATTTCACTGCCTATAATGCGATATGACGGGATTAATCCACGGTCGGGCAACATGACGAAGGGGAAGGCGTATAAGCCGCGCCTGAATGTGATATCCTTCCCGTAATCGCTCATATCCCGAAACATCGGGTCAGCACAGTACATTTCAAACGCCAACGTCAGTTTCGCATATATGTTTTTCGTGGCGATTTTAACCGGCTTGATTCGCCCTTCAATCCAGCGCTTTACACCGTTCCATTCGACCGTCAGCCGCATTACAAACATGGGATTGAAAAACGACAACGCCCGCTCGCGCAGGTCGGTGTCGCAATCAAATTCGCAGTTTATATAACGCGGTTCGGCGCGCATGTTCTCGATGTCCGTACCGGGTATTTGCGGGTTGACTGTGGTCGTGTAGGTAAAGCCCAACCCCGTCAATCCATCTGCCCGAAGAATCCTGTAATCGGGGAAGCCGGTTCCGGCGCTCAACATTTTACCGTCAGAACGCCGGAACTCCATAACAATGTTTCGTATTTCGTTATAAGGCATAGGCAGCCTCCCTCATCATTTCGTTCATGATGTGTTGAAGTTCGGCGGGGGATTGAACTGGCTGATTGATTTCCAGATTAATGATATGATTGCCGCCAATAATCGGCGCGCTCACCAACCCATTCTTACCCGTCGTTACGTTGCTAACATCCTGCGCGGATATGCTCGGCGGTGCTGCTGCGCTGCCCGCTGCCGTGATTTCGGCTATCTTGCGGTTGATGTCGTCCAATCTGCGGTCGGCAAAGGCGGCGGCGCGTTCCAGAATATCGTATACGTTGTCCATCTGCACATCAAGCGCCTCAACAAACAACTCACCAAACGACTTGCCTGCGTTGTACCATTCGGGGTTGTACGACGCCAGCAGTTCAATCATTTCCTCGTTGGAATCGTTCAGCAAAATGCGTCGGGCTTCGGCGCTTAGCCGCTCGGCGCTCAACAATTCCTTGAAATGCTGTTCATATTCTTTTTTCTGCGCTTCGTAATTTTCCTTGATGATTTCCGTCTGGCGCTTGTAGTTTTCCTCTACCTCGTCAATGCGCTGTTCCTCAAGCGTCTTTTGCTCATCGTAGTTGTCTTTCGTGTCGCTGATTTGGTTTTTCAGCGATTCGATTTCGTCCTGACGGGCTCGGTCGCGTGCGGCGATGGCTTGGCGTTCCAGCTCCTCGTCAAGCTTCTTCTGCGCTTCGGTTCGGAACTTGGCATTCTTAGCGCGGTCAACGGCGGCTTGCAATTCGGCTATCTTCTCGGCATCTGCCTTCTCGCGCGCCGCGTCCTTCTCGGCCTTGATTTCGGCATTGATGGCGTCGATGCGCCCTTGCAGGGCGGCAACCTCGGCGTTCATCTCGTCCTCAATCATGGCAAGATAGGATTCAGACTGCGATTTCTGGTGCTCATACAGCCTGTCAGCCGCTGCGACGGACGTGTTGTACTGCGTTTCCAGTTGTTCGGCCAGCAGGTCGCGTTCCTGCTCGTACTGGTTCTTCAGCGCGACAATGATTTGGTCGGATAGGAAGTCATAGTGCTTAACCAGCGTATTAACGTAGCTTTCGTACTGGTCGATTTCCTTTTGCAGTGCTTCCTTCTGGTCTTTCAGCCGTTCGTTTTCCAGCTTTTTCAGGTGCTCGTTCAGTTCTTCTTGCGCTTTGATGCGAGCTTTTTTGTTCTTGGCTTTCTTGACGGCGTCCTGCTTTTCGGCAAGTTCCTCGGCGGCTTTCTTGTCGTCAATCATCTTCTGGTAATCAGTCAGCACCTTTTCAATTGCGTCGATTTCCGATTGGATAGACGCTACCGTGCGCCGCGTGGCTTCTTCCGTGCCTTCTTCGGCGACAGTGCCCAGTATGCCGGTCAAGCCCTCCATCGCGGCGGTGGCAAGCGGCGTGCCGTCTACGATGCCTTTTGCGATACCTGCCGCGACATAATATCCGTCCTCTGCCATGACTTTTGACGGCGATGCGATTTTCATTGCGGACTGGAAAGCCGCCCGTGCCGCCGCTGCCGCTGCGTTGATGGCCGCGATGATGGAACCCTGCCCGGAACGAATGCCGGACGCAACGCCTTCGCACATGAACTTGCCGATGGCGTCAAAGCCCTTCACCGCGCCGTTTGCGGCTCCTGCGGCGGCACTGATGGCGGTTGACATTGCGGTGGATATGCCAGACTGACCGCCCGAAATGCCGCTTGTTACCGCCTGTGTCATGGTAGTGCCGATTGTGGAAAGCCCTTCGGTGTTGATGTTCGCAGTTACGTTGACGTCGAGCACAACATCAACTGCATCAACTCCGCCCTTGAACGCGCTTTCGAGCTGCTTTGAAACACCGTCCGCGCCGCCCTCGATAGTAACATTTGGGTCGGCCTTGACATCAACCTTCGTGGTGGTTTCCTGCGTCTTTTTGCCGATCTCGGTTCCGATCTGCTTAGAGATGCCTTCGGAGCCGCCGACAAGCTTAACGGTTGGTTCAACATCGATATCTACCGTTGTACTAGCTTCTTGTGTGCTGACCAGATCGCCAACCTGCGTTGTTACTGCCTCTGCACCACCGGTTATCGCAACTGTCGGTGTAAGTGTGATATCAACGGGAACATCCGTAAACGCGTTACCAAGAGCCGTTGCTATGGCGGTATCCTTTTCGATTCCGGCAACAAGCGATGTCATCAAGTCAGAAACAGCGGTTTCTAATCCCGTACCCTCGAAAGCCTCTTGAACGCTCTCTGCCGCAGCTGTGGCAATTGTCGCATACTGCTCGTTTATTTTGTCAATATCTTCCGGTTTGGCTTTCAATAGATTCTGGATGGTTTTGTTTGCGGCGGGACCCTGTGCTTCAAGCTCTTTAATCAGACCTTCGTTGACGCCCTTTTCCGCAAGGCCTTTCAACCCATCGGTAAATTTCTGTTGTTGTTCAGCGTTGTGCGTCAAGTTCTTCAGCATGCTCTTGACACTGACGCCGGAATTGACCTTGACTTTTTCGAAAGCGTTTGATGCCGTATCAACGTATTTCTCATACATGTCGGCGGCTTTTTCGAGCCCTGTCTTTGTGGCCTCGTATCTCGCAATTTCTGCCGCTTGGATGATGCGCACTTGTGTATCGATCGACCGATTCACAAGCTCCGACGACGCAACCAAGTTCCCTTGAGCGTCTATCAGATCATTGTTCTGGTCAACAAACAGCCCTACTGCCTCTGCGTCATACCCAAATGCGGCGGTCAGCTGTTCGATGGACACAACAACTTTACCGTTGGCATCAAGCAAGTTACCAAGTTCGTCTACCGATTCCGCATGTTGTCCCGCCGCGACACGTTCCAATTCGCTGTTTTCTTGTATAGCCGCGCCGGAACCCATTAACAAGCCGATATAAGCCTGCCGCCTTACAATGGATTCATCTAGCTGCGCCTGCCGCTCAGACATCTGCGTAGACAGGGCGGCCTCCTTGCCGGTTAGTTCGGCAATTAAGAGTGCGGTTTCTGCCGACTTTTCATTTTGGGACGATTGTGCTGCGTCTAATTGGGATTGAATGTCAAGCAGTTCCTCTTTGGTTCTTGCCAAATCACTTTCTGCCTCTACCTGACCGGCAATTGCCGAGTTGTAATCATTCATCCACGAGAATCCCGATTCGAGACCCTGCGTGTAGTTTCCGGTCGCTTCAGACGTTTCTCTGATCCTCACGCCCAAATTGCCGTACTCTTCGCCAAGTGCCCCGATGGAGCCAGAGAAAGCATCCTGATCATTTCGCAGATCGCCTAATGCCTTCTGGCTATCTGCCATTTCCTGATTCCATTTTTCTTGTCCTTGTGTTGTTTCGGCAGTTTTTTCGTCCAACTTGCTTTGAATTTCATAACCCTGTCGAGCGAGGTCGTTATTTTTATCCTGTGCTGCGTTCCTTTTATCAAAAGCACCAGTGTCGGCTAGTTTAGCGTTAAGTGATTCGATTTCGGTAGCATTGCGACCGATTTCATCTGCGTTTTCGCTAATCTTTTCGTTATACAGTCCGGTTATCCGGGTAGCTGTTTCGCCGTTCACCTTTGTATATCCGAGGTATTGATTATACCCAGCGACGGCAGTTGACAGCTCCACAAAGGAATCAATTAGCGTGTCGTTTCCCTTTGCAACATTTTCAAAATTGTAAGTATTGACACCCATCTCGCTGCCAAGCAATTCCGCACCGGCAGCTATCAATTCTTGCTCTGTTTTGAGTAATTGTTGCGAGGCATCTGTACGTTTTCTTGTCGCTTCTTCGATATCCCGTTGTATCTGCAAATTTCGGTCGCCGAGCGCAATGTTCTTTGCTTGTTTTTCCGATATGGTCATAAAATCCTGCATTGCGTCAAATGTCATATTCAACGAATCCGTGGTTTCGTCATACGCAAGATTTAAGTCTGGGAAGACCGAATTGAGCTGGTCTACGATGCTTAACAGCTTAGCCTTTGATGCAACGTCCTTATCTTGGACATTCATTTGCTCTTGTAACGCCGCCGTTAGCGCACCGCCAATTGCTACGTTACCGTTTATTGTCTGAAACAAATCCTCGTGAGCACTCTTGTCGGCCTTTGTCCGCTTTTCCATTTCGTCGTAGACATCAACCAGTTCTTGACTTCTTTCCGCCAACGCACGTGTTGCATCCGACACCTTGTTTGCTTCCTTACTCCATGCGGCAAACGCAACAAGTGCAACGCCAAACGCGGCGGCAATCAAGCCAACGGGTGAAGCACCCATGACAGCATTCAATCCACTAAAGGCGGTTGTAAGCACTTGAACGCCGTTAGCAATAGCGGTTCCGACCTTAAACGCCACGAGTGCAGTTCCGATAATTGCAATGGCCTGAACCAAGATATCACCTTCGCGGATTACTTGACCGATAGCGTCAACAACCATCGGCATGCCCTCCAGCATGCCCAATGCAAGTGCCTTGACCATGTCAATGCCCGCATTGAGGATTCCGGGCAACGCTTCGCCAATAGCCGGAATGATTGCCGTTATATACGTTGTGAACGTCGTAAGAAGTTGCGGCGCAATTTCCATGATACCAATGATCAGGCTTGCTGCGAGGGCAGCACCACTCGTTGCCAAGACGTCCTTATTATCGGTGATTCCCTTCAAAAGGTTTAGGATCAATTCTGCGCCAATATCAACCATTATCGGTGCAGCATCAGAAATGTTAACGACGATTTCAGCAAGAACAGATCCGATTCCGCTTACCAAGCCCTGCAATCCACCTTCATCAAATGCCGATTGCAAGCTGTCGAGCATTCCAGACGCCGTGTCCACTGTGTTGACCATTGCAGGATTTAACTCACCCGAGACAGCGATGCCCAAGTCAACAACACGATTTTTCAACATCGTGATTTTGCTTTCCATTGTCGCGTAGCGCGTTTCAGCTTCTTTTGTCAGCGCCGTATTGTCTTTCCACGACGAGGAGGACGACTTGATTGCATCGGCGAGCAACGTGCCAGAACCCGCCATACGCTTAAGCGAATCAACCATGCGCACATCATTAAAGTTAAGGTCGTCAAGAAGTTTCGTTACACTCGCATCACCCTTGTCAAGCCCTTCAATAAACGCAAGAAGTGCTTCTGTCGGTTCGCCTTTGAACTTTGTCGCAAATTCATTAGCGGTCATTCCGGCAACTTTCGCAAAATCCGCAACTTTATCGCTTCCTGTCTCTACCGCCAACTGAATTTGAGACATGACCTTTGATACCGCAGTGCTTCCGGCCTGTGTTCCGATGTTTAGGCTCGTCATGGCTGCTGCAAGCCCAATGATGTCGGCTTGAGCCATTCCAATGCCCGTACCGGCGGCGGCAAGCCCGAGTGCCATGTCGGCGATTTCGCTTTCGGTTGTCGCCATGCTGTTGCCCAAAGCAACGATGGACGAACCCAAATTGCTGAATGAATCCTGCGACATCCCCGTGATGTTTGCGAATCTGGCAAAGGTTGTTGCTGCCGCTTCGCCCGTCAAGTTCGTTGCAACGCCCAAATCCGCCATAACGCGCGTGAATCCTAGGATTTTATCCGTGTTGATGCCCAATTGGCCCGCAGCTTCTGCAATGCCCGCCAACTCAACGGCAGACATGGGTATGTTTTTCGCCATATCGCGCAGGCCATCCGACATTTCATTAACAGAAATAATTGCACCGTCGAAGTCAACGGTTTTTAAAACACCAGCAAAGGCAGATTCATACTCGATGCCAGCTTTTACGGCCGCAATGCCAAGACCTTTAACAGCCACGCCGGCAGCTCCTACCGCCGTGGCTACAACCTTCATGCCGGATTTCATGGCATTGCCAAGACCGGATACTTTTGACTTTATATCTTCAAATTCGACGCCGATTTTTACCGATCCGTCTCCTGCCATTTAGTCCGCCTCCTTGTCGTAATTTCATAATAAAAAGCGCCAAGCCCTATAAATGCTTGACGCGATATATCATATATGATATAATTCGAGTGCAAAGCAAAGGGAGGAAGCGCCAATGTGGAATGTCGTCATGTACTCGAAAGAAAACGGAGATATTCCCGTCAAGGAATTTCTCGACGGCTTGCCCGCGAAGCATCGCGCTAAAGCATTTTGGGAAATCGAATTGCTTGAGGAATTTGGTTCAGCACTCGGAATGCCCTATGTTCGCCATATCGACGGGAAGTTGTGGGAACTACGAATAAAATTCGCCAGCGATATTTCGCGGATATTCTACTTCGTCCCTATCGAGCATACAATCATGTTGTTGCACGGGTTCACAAAAAAGTCGCAAAAAACACCCGACCAAGAAATCAGTACGGCTCGCTCCAATCTAACCGACTATGAAAGGCGGGAACGCAAATGAACTTCAAGGAATATAAGCAAAACGCACTGAAAGACAATGAATTCCGTAAAGAATTCGAAGCTCTTGCGCCGCAATACGAAATAATTAAAAGTGTTATCGCCGCGCGTATCGAGCAAAACATCACGCAAGCCGAACTTGCGAAGCTCGTAAACACAAAACAAAGCAATATCAGCAGGCTTGAGAGCGGAAACTCTAACCCTTCCATCGAGTTCCTCGGCAAAATTGCCGGTGCGCTCGGGAAGAAATTGGACATTCGCATAAGCTAATCCCCAAAGAACCGACTCAAGTCCCCGCCGTTCAACAGCGCTTGTTCAATCTCGTCCATCGCGTCTTGTTCCGCCTGCGACACGGGCAACTCGTACAGCGCCTTGATTTCCGCCATGCGGCTGCGCTCTTTCGCGTCCTTGATTTTGCTTAAATCTGTGCCGCGATAGTTGCGGATGCGCGTAAACGGGCAGTCATCCAGCGCATTCAGCATCGCCCGAAATTCATACCAGTGAATGCCTTTCATGCGGTTAAGGTTGATACCGTACATCTGCATGAATGCGGCGAAAATATACTCATCATCATGGTCAAACGAAAGCACCGCAGGCGCGTTCTTGTAGCGTTCTGCGGCGCTTTTTTGTGCGCGGTTCATGGGCTTGTCGGCAACCAGAAAGCCGTACATCTGCTCCAACGCGCCCAATATGTTGTCGGGAATGTCGCAGTCGTAGAACAACGACAGTGCGGCCAATCTCCGATTGTTTTCATCTATATCGGGATCATGAAGCGCGTTGTCCACCTCGATAATGCACTGATACTGCCAATTGACAGGGTATTCCCGACCGTCTATCGTGACGGTTTCAGGCAATTCATCCAGCAACATATTGAACAACGCGCTTCACCTCCGTTTCTACTTCCTGATTTTGTTCGCCCGATACTTTTCGGGCAACTGCTTGCGCAGGGCGATTTCATCCATGCGCTTTTGTGCGGATTCAACCATAGAATCCCGCAAGTCGTAGTACGCATCCAATGCGTCGCCGACGTTCCGCTTTCCGTCCAGTATTGTCGAAAGCGAACCTGCGCCAACCGACTTATCGAAAAAGTCAGTGAGTGATTTGAACAATTCCGCGAGCGTACCCATTGTCGGGTTTTTAATCAAATCCAGCGCTTGGATCTGTGCGCTCATTTCCGATTCACCTGTAAGCATGGCTTCGGCTTGGTCGATGTCGAGAAAATCGACCTCGAATTCATGCCCACGAATGTTTATCTTGCTCACGGCGTACCCACCTCGGAATCAGGCGTGAATACGCTGGTCGATGTGTTGAACGTGCCTTTCACAAAGTCGCCAACGCCGTTCAGGTTGCCGGACATCTTCATGATTTCGGTACCTGCGCCCGTGATGCCGGAAACTTCGACGGCAACAACGAACTTGCGGGCAGGGAATACGTTGTTCTCGCCGCCCTTGAAGATTTCAACGCGCACGTATTCCATTTCAGCGTCGCCGCCCTGCTTTTGTTCGGTGCCGACATCGTAGATCGCCATAACTGCTTCTTCCGAAACAATCATGTCGCTGTCGAACGGGAATACAGTGGCGTAACCTGTCGTGGTTTTGGACTTGGACTTGTCGGAAATGTACGCACGTTCCTCGGTTTGTGCGTTCGGGTTTTCGTCCAGTGTATTGAACCCGCGTCCCATCAGTTTATAGTCCGGCGTTTCTTTCGTGCCGACGTTCAGATAGTCGGCAACCATGTTTCGGATTACAGCTCCAGTTACTGCATTTGCCATAATTACTTTACCTCCATATAATTCAGTCGTGCGTAGAATTGATACTTGCCCATTCCATTTTCGAACATTTCTGCCAGCATGGGCATGTTGCTTAGTAGTTCCAGTCGATAGTCTGAACAGCGTTCGCCGAAGTCGGGAAAGTTGCTCAATCGCTGCTGTTCGGTTATCCAGTCCGCCCACTGGCGCTGGAAGTACATGTTGCGGATGTTCGTGTCATCGGTTGCGTCGGATGTGCGGCAAAGCAACTGCAACGCGAAATCGTATACGCGCTGTGACGAACCGTCCACATACGTTTTCACCGCCAAATCGCCTTGTATGGGAACAATGGCGCAACTGCCCTCGCGTTCAGCGAGGTAATTGAAAAGCAGCGCGTCCTCAAGCAAAGGATTCTGCGCTGCCCAATTGTAGACTACGATATCTTTGTTTACCGATTCGATTGCGGATCACCTCCCGATATAGCCTTGGATGGATTGAATGAGCGCCGGCACTTTGCCTGCCGCGCGCGCGGCTTGATCCCATTGCGCTGACGCAAGCGGATTTTTCCACTTAAACGGTGTGCCGGTTTTCCAATGCCGCCCAACGTAGTGTGCATGCGCGTATGGCCCCGGATGGGTAATCATTCCGGCATTGCCTTCGGCGCTATACGTTGCAGAATTAAGATGCCCCGTCACCTTCGGAACCCACGGCGTGAACAAACGATGCCATTCGGACGCAGCATACACTTTCACAGTTGGACTGATTATCCTTGCCGCAATTGCATCGGGTGAACGGTTCCACTTGAATTCTACTTTTACAGCCATTGCTACGTACCCACCACTTCATAATGTCGTCCGCGCTTGTACCCTTCCGCAGCATCGACAACCGCCGTGATTGCGAATGCATCCGCGCCCATGTGCCTGCGCATGTCGGCTTGCGTGTTCGGTGATACGCCCGTGATTTCGAATTCCACGTCGCCCTTTGCCATCAAATCACCGGGCGCAAGCGTCCAGTGTTGGCGGCGTTCGGCTTCGCTTAGGTCGTCCCACGCGATTTTCGGTCGGTAGTTCGGGTCGAAGTCAATCAACACGCTATACACGTTGCTTGCCACTGCGCCGGTTCCGCTGATGCCCGTTACGACTTTATCCTCCCACGAACAGCGCGGCAGGGTGTGGCGGTAATACTCGGTTTTCTTGGTGGTTGGATTGCCGAAGCGGTTCCAAAGTGTTACCGGTTGGAAATTGCCGCGCATCAACTGCACCCCCTGAATCTTTGGGCAGACGTGAAGTACGTATTGATAACATCCGTTACATCCATCTGCTCCGGTGCGGCAACGCCCGCGTCACCTTTGTCGCTTCCAAGATATCGCTCTGAATATGCTTGGTTGCTGAACGACACGATAACCTGTTTTGCCTGCGCTTCGTCGCTTTGCGGGTTGTCGCCCAGAAAGCAAATGTCTATGATTTCGCACACGCCGCGCCGGTTCAGTTCAGCGATGCGCTTCACGTCCTCCGCAGCGTCGTCAGGCGGCTTCATAGACACGATGCGGTCGAAGGTATACCTTCGCACCCTCGCTTCGGCGCGCGCGTTGTAGCGGTCGAATTCGGCTTCTGGCACGACCGAATACTTGAGTTGCTGATAATCCTCGAAAGTGATATACATGGCCGTGCCGCCCTCCTATTCCTTCTCGGCTTTTGCGGCCTTTGCGCCAACCGGCGCAAGGCAGGGCTTGCCGAACTTGTTCTTGCTGCCCGAAAGATACTGGATGCGTTCGGGTGTGGCGGTTTTTCCGCGCGCGGGATAGGTTTCGCCCGCGTGGTAGACAACGCCGTGTTCGGGTTCGTTGAACGCGATTAGGACTTTGTGTTTCATGATTCATCCTCCTGCTTATCTTTTTTTACGGTTGTTTTCTTGCCTTTTACGCCGTCGTCCTTCACGAACTTCCCGTCCTTGAAAATGTACACGATAAACCTCCTTCTATCGCTGCAAGGGCTTCGAGTAATGCACCCGAAGCCCGCTACGATGTTTAAGCACCGATATTTTCAATCAGTGCGTGATGCCATTCAGCGCCATAGTCGATGCCGAACTCGCCGTAAAGTTGACCACGCTCGGAAGCGCCGGTCTTGGCAAGCGGCTCATAGAGCAGTGCGCCGAACGAGATGCCCTGCGGGGTGTCAAAGGCGACGGGCTTTTCAGCAACAGCCAATTCACCCACACTAAGCAGCGCAATCTTGGCCGTGGGAATCTGCGTATCCCAGTTGATCATGATCTCGCCGTAGTTCGTCATGATGGTGGAGTACGATGCGCCGCCCTCGGTGCGGGACGCAGGCAGATTCGTACCGGGCAACAGCATGTAGGTGTCGGTAACGACATCCATCATGTCGGGGTTGATCCACATTTCGATACCGGCGGGGTTGAAGCCATTTTTAATGGCGTTCATGATCGCATCGTTGACCATGTTCTTCGAAAGCGCAGCACTTGCCGCATCGAATTTGTTGGTCACGATGGCGGGCAAGATACCACGGGTACGCGGGGCAACGGTTGTGCTGCCCTTCGTGTACTGGTACACGCCATTAATGATCGTGTAGTTCAAGTCCATGCGCATTTGCGAAACGCGGCGACCGATCTGAAAATCCAGTTCGCTCGGAACATTATTCGCAGCACCCGCAACATTCACGCCGCCCAACGCGCCGGTGTTCGACTGCTTCATGTAGGAAACAGCGACGGAACGATGGAAGATCTGAACGACGTTGCTTTCCTGTTCGCGCTCGACAGTTTCGGGGTCAGGCGCGGTCAGGGAAGCGGTCTCGCTGATGTTCGGCTGAATGGGATCTTCAAGGCCGTAGCTATTGGCAAGCACGAATTCAACCGAATCGGTTTCGCGTCTGCCGCCGGATCGACCACGGGCATAGATTGCGTCGAGCAATCTGGTGTTTTCGTCGGTTTTGGTGTACAGCAACCCGCTGTAATTAACGGTACTGGTAAGCGTAGTAGGCATTGTTTATACCCTCCTTATGAAAATAGATTGATGCCCTTCTCTTGGGCAACGCGTGTCAGACGCGAAAGCTCTGCCGTATTGCGAAGCGATTGCGCCTTTTGATACTGAGCCTTTAGGGTATCGGCTTCCGTCGCCGTTACCTGTGCCTTCCCTGCGCCCGCATACATGGGCGGTGGGGCTTGCACCGGTTCAGCTTCTTTCTTTACCGGGCGTTCTTTTAGGTATTCCGTGGTTGCCTGCTCAAAATCAACATCTTCGGTTACGAGTTGGCTGATTTTGAACTGGTAAAAATCCACTTCATCTTGCGGAACGCCCTGCCCGCGCAGGTAATCCATCTGCTTGAGCGTCGTAAGCTCTGCCAAAGCACTGCCCAACTCGCCGCGAAGTCCGGCAATTTGCTCGTCTCTCGCTTTGAGGTGGTCAGATACAGTCAGTTTTGCTTCCTGCTCTTTTCGATAGTCCTCGAGCGCTTGCTTGACGTTCTCGATCTCGCCCTTGTCTTCGATCCCGAGTGCTTTCAGGATTGCGCGTTCGGCGCTTGCCTTTTCCTTTGCGCCGACACGATTCAAATCTTCCTGCGTAAACGTCTTAACAGCTTCGGGCTTCTTGTCGGGGGCGGGTTCAGTCGTTACCAATGATTGCGGGTTGGGTTCCGCTGTCGTTTGGGATTGCCCCGCCGATAAGGCTTCCTGCTTCTGTTCTTCGGTGTTGATGGTGATATTTTCGTCCATGACAATTCTCCTTCACTTTAACGTCGTGATGACTTGTCCGGTCTCGCCGGTGTTGTGATATGAAAAAACCGCCCGAAGGCGGCTGATCCAGTGTGGTTAGTCGCTGTTTCGTTCGTCGTAAACGTATGCTGCTTTTTCAACCACGGGGTATGCATCTGAGATATATTGTTTTACTACAATGTCGTCATTTCGTTCCGGCGAAAAAACACTTGGATTATCCCTTACGACCATGAGCAAAGCGCTTGCAAGTGAATCTACATCGCGCTCGCTAGGCGGGCAGGTATCGCGGTCAATCGCTGTGTGATGGTGAATCGCATGGATCATCTCATGATAGAACGATTGCATCATCGCATCATCCGTAGCGTGCTTCACAACCCGAATTGTCGTATCGCTATAGTCAATATCCGCCGAACTATAGCCAGTAGATTCCACGATTTTATCAACCTGCTTAACGCTGTATTCAATCGCTCCGACCTTCAATTTGTCTGGTATTTTCATGCTTCCTCCCTAATTTGGACATAAGAAAAGCACCTATCGTTTGATAAGTGCTTTAGATGAGTTCGATGGACGCAATGTCCGTTATCAAAGCCTCGAACGTTCCGGCTGATGTCGCAATGCTGATGCATTCGATTTCCGGCGTGTTGTCCAGTTCCGATGTGTAGTCAACAGCTTCTCCCGTGAATACGCCGCCATCAGCTGTGGTCAATCTTACCCGCTTGCCTTCATACTCGTATAGCTTCATCAGCCATCACCTCCCGCTTTTGCAATAAGCGTCGCTGGTTGGCTCGAATTAAGCGGTCTCTGCTACCAATTCACGGTGATAGAATGCCCTATCAAGCGAAGATTCGATTGTGTTGCCATCCGAATCAACAAACTCCACCATATACACACCGTCAGATAGTACCTCGACAACCGTTCCTTTGTCGTCAATCGACAACCCGAACTTATCGTCCGGATCTTTCAAGTGAACAACATCTAAAAGCTTAATCATCTATCTCGCCTCTTTTTCGGAAATGTCAGCGTAATAAATCGCGGGTTCTCTTTTCCTCCGTCGATTTGCCATATTGTTTTCATGTCAAGCGTTCGGTTTTTCAGCCCACTCATACTAATGGGAACCTCGTATTTCATTGCATTTATTATACGCCCATCGGACGAATAAGTAAAGGGTTTTGCCGCCGCGACACGACTACTTTGAACCGATTTGTAAAGCTTTTCTGAAAAATCAGTCCAGTTCGATTCGTTATACCCTAAGACCGAATCAATTACCTTCGCCTTGTTGCGACCCGTCTCATGGTTTTGATTCAGAATATATCCTTTGATCTTGTCTGTCGGAATAGTCGCATTTGAAGAATTCGGCAAATGCCCGGACTTGTTCGTATTCCCAACATACCGATACCCGCTCACACTTGCCCTGTCCGGGCTTACCGTCTTGCCCATCGCATCGCTGAACCGCTTGTATTCAGCCTGTGTCGCCCTTGCGCGGGCGCTTGCGATGTGGGCTTGCTGGGTGTCGCCTGATTCGTTGAACATCATCGCGCGGTCTTTCTGCTTGCGTATGGCAAGTTCATACTGCCGTTGCTTCTGCTGGGCATCGTAGGCGTTGTACTGCTTTCCGTTGAACTCGTGCAGTTCAGCGTCGCGGGCATTGTGCGCGTCGATTTCGTCCTGTGTGTAGGTCGGCGGGCTGATGCCAAGCAAAATAGCCCAAGAAGAATGATAGCAATTTGGCTCTTCCATCAGTGGTTGCACGTCGCGGTAAAATGTCGCATTGTCAAACTGATGGCCGGCGAACCATACATGGCTCGGTCGCGGCGCAGAATGCAAACTTACCTCGCGCCCATTCGCGCCAATCTGCTCGCCGATGATGTCGGCATATTGCAAGTTCAGGCGCGATTGCGCGTTCATCAGGTCGCGCCGAACCGCGCTGTCCATTCGCTGGTGATAGCCGGATTCATAATCCACGAACGTATGCCCGCGGTCAGCCATTTCCTGTATTGCCTTACGCATGGCGCTGTGGAAATCCGTATCACCTACCCGAATCGCCAATGCCGCGCGGTCTATGGTGTCGCGGTATACTTGCTGCACATGCCGCCACTGCGGCGCGTTGAACGCATTGGTTCGGCTGATGTTGCTACCGAGAGGCGGCAGGCTGAACAAGCCAAGATTGGACGCGTTGTTGCGTATCTGCGCTTGCGTCGCGGCGATGGATACGTAGAGCGACTGCTGCGCTTGTGCGTTGTCGCGGAATGCTACCATTGCGATGCCAGCCGCTGCGAATGCCGTGCGTGTGAAATAGTATTCCTTTTCGGCGGCGTATGCCATCGTGCGTGCAATCTCGGCATCGGCGTAATCAAGCGCGTCTTGTAAGTCCGCTTCGTAGCGCCGCATATCAGCGTCGATGTTGGACAATTGGCGTATGCGCACTTCGTCGCCCTGCTTGGTTTCGCTGAATAGCTTGATGCGTGCGGCAATCATGGCGAGAAGGGCATTGTTGAGCCTGCGGAACCGCTTGAACAGAGAAGCGGGAAGGGCTTGCAGTTGTTGTTCGGTGAGCATTTACGTCACCTCACTCGCCCATTATTCCGGTCTCATCTGCCATGCCCGGCATCATCTCAAGAGCCGCCTCTTCTGTCACGCCGAAATACCATGCGTTGAAAAGTTCCGGCTTGAGCAATCCCATTCCGACCATTTCCTTGCGCCGTGCGTATTCTTTGTCAGGGTCTTCCATGATGCTGTCGCCCCATGTGTACGACGTCTCATACGTACCCGTAGGCGCAAGTGCATAGATGGTTGAAATGATATCCATTGAAGCAATCAGCCGCTTGTATGCCGCTTCAACGCGCTTCTGGATGGTTCCAATCGTGACGAAAAAGCGTTGCTTACCCGCCCGTATTTCCTCGGCGGTCTTTTCGCGCATATTCGGGTCAGATATAACGCCATAAGCAAAACCGACGATAAACTCAATGGTGCGCTTGTATTCGTTCAAGCCGCGAAATAGGCTATCGTCTCGGAAATTGGGGTTAAACACCTGTGCCGCGAACTGGTCAGGATCGCTATTGACCGACCTGTAAAGTCTATCTTTCCCGCGAGGAAGGGATATCACGCCCGTCTCGTCGCGCTTGAGCAAATCGGAACTTATGTCAATGGCAAGCTCGCCGCCGTAGTATTCCCAGATTGTGCGACCAAGTTGCTCGTCTGCTTCCTTGATGATATCCACAGCATCAGCAAAGATCGCGCGTTTGTCGGGCATGTTGCACTCTACAAAAAGCGGCTGTGCAATATTGGCGTATTGATTGTCCGATTGCAGATGCGCCCATTCCGCGACTTCCGTCAAAGGCACAGGCGCTCCGATGTCGCTTCCTTTATCCGATACGAAGGCTCGGTAACTGATGCTATAGGTCTGCGCCATCTCGTCCCATTCGTGAGTTTCGAGTAATGTATAGTGGTAATCTTCGCGCTGAAGCACATCGGCAAAAACAACGCCAACCATTTCCCCAATTTCGTTATAGCGCAGTGGGTAAAAACAGTCATTTGTGACGGTTGACACCATGATTCTCGATCCACGAACATAGGGCTTTAGGATGATACTCCCGCCCCCCGTAAGGCTTGTCACATTTTCTATCGTGTCTTCTGCAACCCGTTGATATTGTTCGTTAAGAAAATCGGCTCGCACCGATCCCGTGATCTCGCTTTCGAATTCCGATGCCGTATATCGCGCGGCTTCCTTGCTTACCCCTTTGGCAAGCATGAGGCTCGGCACATTGTCGCTGTTCCACGGGGCTTTTCCCGCCATCATGTCGCGCCATAGCTGCTGTAGTCTTTGCGCGTCGCTGTCAATCATCACCTTGACGCCTAACGCTTTTTCAATATTTGCGCTTCCAAATAGCATTCTCTTGATCCACCCCCCGATTCTTTGGAAAATATTCATGTGCCCAACCCCTTATAGCGAATTCGCCCCGATGCGGTACGGCGTTCGTCTTTCTGATATTTCGGCGTCCGAGTATGCGTTTATGATATTGCGTTCGAACGGATAAACGCTGTATTCCGCACTATCGAGGCAGTCAACGGGATAGCTTCCGTTGTCCACGCGCACCCATTCGCCATCAGCGTATTCTTCGGCATCCCATACCGCCATCTGATACGCTTCGTGCCACTCTTTCATGTGCTCGGCAATCTTGTACCGTCCTTGCGATAAAAGCATGCATGATAGCTCAATTCGGCTGAGTATGCCGTCCTTTTTGTTGAACGGGCGCACAACAAACCGTGTCAACCCACGTCGATCTAGTTCTTTCTTCAAAGCGCGCTGAAAGAGCTTATTTGCGCTGTCAACGTAGATTTTCCCAAGCGCGGGATATATCTTCGACCACGGGATCAACCATTCAACAATTTCGCGTGCGTAAGAAGCTTCGTCCATTTTGTCTTCGATTCCCTGCTCGCTAAACAGCCCGTCAATATGACATACTGTTTGATACCCAGCCGTGAAGCCCGTCAATGTCGCTACTGTTGCCGCAGTACCACCAACGTCAACACCAACCGCCAATTCAACGAAACGCATGTCTCGCAATTCGTCTCGCGTAACGGAAACATCAGCATGCTTGTACGATGTATAGATGCGCCCGCTCGCACTTGTGCGAAGCCCCAATATATCACGCTGATACCAGATGCTATCTCGGTCGTATGTTCCGAGTAGCTTTCTCAACGCATCGTCCGATATGGATAGATTACTTTCCAGTGTGAAGTGCGCATAATTGAAGTCGGGTATTTCGCCGGATTCATACTTCTTCATAAAGAAATCAAGCACTTCATTGTAGAACCAGTGCGCGGGCGGTTTTGGGTTCAAATCAAAAAAGAGCTTTCGTTCAGACGACGTAAGCGTTCTGTCGAAAACCTCTTTCACGAAATCGGGATCACATTCATTTACTTCCGTCACGTATACCGTTCCGTATGAGTTCCCTTTGATTTTTGCTGCTGATCGCACATCTGGGCCGCCCGAAATCAATACAATCTTGTCGCCTGTTTTTGTCTTGATATATAAAGCATCTCTGTCCTGATATTTCCCTTCGCGGCATCGTCCTTCAAATATGAACCGTAAACCGAATCCGTTACTGTCTATGATGTTCAATTTGGCGTTCGCAAGCGTCGACCCTGCCGCAAGATGCAATCTGTCCGGGTGTATCTCTAAGGCCATCGCCCACGCGATCAGGTTGATGATGTTCTTTCCTGAACGCTTGCCGCCCTCCAGCACATTTAACCAGCAGCCGAGGCTATTGCGGATATACGACGCCTGTCTTTCTGTCAGCGGCGCATAATCAATCACCTGTATCACCCACCTCCGGCAACGACCTGTCAGGTTGCGGCTTGTTGATCAGATCAGCTAAGGCGAGGACTTGCGCGGATGGGTTTGCATTCCCCTCGTTCTCGCTTTGCGTTGCGGCGGCTTTGATTTCAGCCGCCTTGAACGCTTTGTCGGCAACGATTCCGAACGCTGTCGCGAGGTCTTTGATGTTGGTGAACATGTCGATGTTTTCAGATTTGGATTCGATTGCGTCGAGCAGTTTTCCCATGAGCCGACTGATTCGGTTACCGTTTTCGATAAGGTAATTTACCGCGTCCTGTGTCTGTTCTTCTGCTTTTTGTGCGGAAAGTTGCGTAAAGCTTGGGTCGTTCTGTACGATGTTCTTCACTGTTTTATCTGATATTCCGTATTTCCTTCCGACTTCACGATAATTTCCACACGCCGCATATTCCGCGATAATCTTCTTCCGCTTCGCGGGCGCAATCGGTCTAGTAGATTTTGCCACCCTAACCACCACCCGCATAATTCGCCATATACGCTACGAGATCGCGTTTGGAATGACATTGGTATTCGTCGATAACCTTATCATGTTCGCCTTCTACATTGTTCTTTTCCGCTATGCGCAAATTGATCGTCGTGCCGATCTTGTTTTCTTTGCAGTACATCATCGTCATGATTGACACCTTGAATTCTTGAGACAGTCTCAGCAATAGCATCCTGATGTATTTATCCAATCGCTTTCTCACCTCATTTCTGGGCAAAATAAAAGGACGCCCGATCTTTCGTGCGCCCAAGTCCATGTTCGTATTATAAGTCAAAAAAACGGGTAAAAACGGATATCATTGTTCAAATTCTACCCTGTTCGATAATTTACGTACAGTCTCACGCTCAATCTTCCGCACGTAATCCTCGTCGTAATACAATTTCAACCCGATAAACCGCCACCTGTGGTTATCTACATACCGCAACGCAAGCACCTTCTGTTCGATGGGCTTCATATCCTCGACAATCTCATCAATTGCAGCTTTCAGCGCAAGGGAGCGACTGATTTCCTCATGGATTCGCTCAAGTGCCTGCCCGTACTGCTCTATGCGGTGTTGGGCATCCTCTATGGCGCGTTCTACGCTTGATATCCTGCCGCTACCGCCCCGTGGCATATCGGTTATCTTTTGCGCTTCAAGCGTCTCATAGGCATCATCTATCGCCGCTTGAAACTGCTTGATCTCGTCCTCTTTACTGCGCACAAAATACGCCGTATTGCCCCACTGCCAGAGCAACCGCCGCATGTGTTCAATCTGCATTCGCTCCATTGATTTCCCTCCCCGCATGTGATATAATACACACGTTGATACGCGAGAGGGTTTGGGTGCAATGCTGTAGGAGGCGTTGCACCCTTCTTTACATCAATGCCCAGTCACAAGCCCCGACATGTCTACGATCGGTAGCACATCGCTTCCTTGAAACACAGGCAGTTTCCCATCCCATTTTTGCACCATGTAATATTGCGCCAATTCCGGGGTTAGCGTTTCGGCTAACTTTTTATTCATTTCCGCTTCTTTTTCCCCGGCATATTTCGCGCTTTCTGCTTTGATCCGCTCGATCTCTGCTTCTGCGTTTGCCGCAATCTTGTGCCGTTCCGCCTCTTGTTGAGACTGCGCCGTCCTCGTGGACTCCTCTGTCTGTACCCGCAATTTTGTTTGCTCGGCTACCTGTTTTTCTTCAACGGCATTTGTGAACGCATCTTGAAAATCTATGTCCTCGATGTTCACCGTAATGATATTGATCCCGCTCTCGGTCAACGCTGTGCGCAACGTGTCTGCAACCTGTACCGACAATTTATCTCGGTTTGCAATCAATTTTTCGGCGGTGTACTGTGCAATGACCGACTTCAACCGCTCCATTAATTGCGGCGAAACCAACGTATCGTAATAATTCGTGCCAATTTCCTGATACAACGTCATCGCAGTTGTCTTATTGATGTTGAACGTGACTGACCCTTGAATGTCCACTTGCTGAATGTCACTTGTGAACGATGCTGTTGCGAAACCCTTTTTCTGTTGGCGGTTGTCCATCTTTACAATTCCCGTGAATGGGCTTTTCCAATGAAAACCCGCCTCAAGCGTGTGGTCTGCCACTTTGCCGAATGTTACCGGAATCGCCGTGAATCCTGTAGGTATCCGCGCCGTGCATACAAATATCAGAATGATTGCAATTACCGCCAACGCAACGGCTGTTATTGCTACAATTCCGACCAATGGCCTTTTTTCTTTGTAATACATAATTTCATTCCTCCCTTTTCTCAACCCTTGCAAAATCCACAACAGTTCAATCCTCGGCAAATCGCTCCTTCAACTCATCGCAAATATCCTTAATCGCTTTCCTGTTCCGCTCATACTGCTGCGATACTCCGGGATTCAGCAACGACCCTTTTCGGGCGAAAATCTTCGCTTGCTTTTCCATCAGCGTTCGCGCCTTCGCATTCGAATACCGCACCAGATATTCCCTCGCACAGTGCGGGCAAGTGAAAAACTCTTTCTGGATATCGCGCTCGACGTTTACGGTTTGGAATCCGTCAACATCAAATTCCTTTTGGCATTGATCGCAAATAGCTTTGCTCATCTCAATCCTCCAACCCGCCCGCCGCCATGAACGCGGCTTTTTCGGCGTTGATCTTGGTTCGCCATTCGTCAACCCGTGACAAATCGTAACGGGTTCTCTCCCGCCGATTCCACCGCCCCGCGACGATCTCATGCGCATCGTACAAATCGCTTGCCGGCACTTCCGGCACACGCGCGAAGCATTCGGAACATTCGGCGCGCACGGTTTGGGTGTAAGTTTTCCCTGCAACGTCCATCGTGACAAAGTTCGTCGTTCCCCCGCAGAACGGGCAGGGGAGAAGCATAGTATTATCCATAGCCTACCTCCTCAAAATCTTTTCATCGCCGCCCGCAACGCCACCATCAGCGCCCCCGACCTATCCACTTCCGCATCGTTTTCCATCCCGTCGATCACCTGCCTAAGCACCAACCGCGCCGATTCGATTCCGTTGTACGTCCATGTGCCGGATTCACTCAACCCGAACACCAAATACTCGGGCGATACTTCCAGCGCGTCGGCTAACTCCTGCACGCGGTTGATTTGGATATTCCCCGCGCCGTCTTTTTCCCACCGTTCGATACTGCTTTTTGCGCAATTCGCGCGGTCGGCCAGTTGTTCGCGGGTTAAGCCCAGTTCATGGCGGCGGTTGGCGATGCGGTTAGCTATGTTGATCATGCGTCGCCCTCCTTTCCCTTCCACCTGAACTCACACGGCATTCTTGCTATGTTGCATCCATCACTATCGAGGTGAGCACATACACTGCATTCAGCCTTTTCCCCCATGTATATTTCTATCTCTATCAGATCTTTCTCGAGTTTTTGAATGCGTTCTTCCTTCGTGCGGAGTTCGGCTTTGAGTACGGCGATATCATCAATCATGGCGCGATTCTCGGCTTCGAGTTTCGCAATCCGTGATAAATCGCAACCGGAATCTTCCAACCGCCCGTCGCGCTCCGCCTCTGCCAATTCCTGCACACGGGCTGGACTTAATCCGCTGTCTTCGTACCGCCCCAATTGACACCGCGCCTTGACGTTAGTCAGCCCCGGTGTCTGGTCGATCATTTCATACGTCCCGACACACGGCATCCCGAATGGGTCTAATCCGCCCCCGATCTTCCTTGTCAGCCGCTCAAACTGCTCACTCATTCCGTTACCTCCGCCATTTCCAACAATTTCGCCAACAACGCTTTCAAAACGCCCTTGTCATCGTTTCCATCCATGCACTCGCTATCCGCGCTGACTTTCAATTGCTCGTTTTCTTCCCAATAGTGCAGGGTGTATTCGCCAAAACCTTGAATTCCGCTCCACTTCAAGGAAATCCAGCCCTTCCCCGATTCGATATCATCCAGCGTCATGGTAGCGATTTTCTCTGCGCGCGTCATGCTTTTCAAGCGCTCCGCGTGGGCTTTCGACTTTTCTCTTCTGTCCACTGCTCGCCTTCCTCGCTTTCATCGCCCTCGCTTTCCTCGCCCCAATCCACAACCGCCTCACCCTCATCGTCGCGTTCTTCGTCGGCGGGCGCGTTCAAAAACTCCAACACGCCGTCGAAACAATCATTTGCACCACTTCTTGTGCAATCGCCATATTCGTTTGTGAATGCACAATACGCACATGCTGGCTCGTCCCGATCCGTCAGCCACACCGCCAACGTCTCGTTTCTCTCCCGCGCCAAATCCCCTACTGTTTTACTCATGATTCAATCCTCCTATTCGTATTTAACCTTCACGATTTCCCGATTTCGCGAAGCATATTGCTTATTTCCCGCTGTTTGTTTCATTGTGATTCCTCGCTTTCTGTTTATTCGCATCCAATTTCCTGCCGCACTTCGGGCAATAATTTATATCTATGTACCCTTCTGCACCATTCGCAATAAACAACACCAATCCGGGCGCGTCGTTTTTTGATAGGTGTATTTGCATAACCGTTGGGAGTGCCACGGGCAGGTAATAACGTCCGGCGCAGGGTTCCATGCGCATGTCTCGCCTGCGCACACCGCAATAATCGCACGCGGCGGTCATGGCGTTGCCTCCGTCAGTGCTTGCATAATGGCTTCCAACGTTTTTTCGTCCGCGTCCTCAACTGACAATCTGATTTCGCATTCACCGTTGTCTTGCAGATTTTCCATCGCTATAAAGCACGCCTTCTTAGCCGCCTCATGTCCCGATCCGATCATATACGTATTATCAACCCACATTTTGCGTTACCTCCGCATCCAACCACGCAAGGTTCGCGGCGATGGCGGCTTCGCGGGTCTTGTGATTTGTGCAATCATCGAGCACTGCAATGTATCTAGACCTTGCCTCCGCATGTTCCCAATAACATTCTATAGCTAACCCTGCCACCCTCCGCCTATCCTCCCGCAGCACATCCCAGTTCGTGCGCACCGGCTTGTCGGCAAACTCTTTGACCTTGTTATTCATCTCGTAACTACCTCCAAGCAACTTGTTATTACCCAGTTCCACATAAGCACATTCGAGACACAGAGAGCTACAGACAACAGAATGCCCCACCACTTGTCAGGGAGCCAACCAATGGCTATCCCAGAATAAAGCGTGATAGAGACAAAACCAATAAGCGCAATCATATCCTTACCCCTTCAAATCCATCCTTGCGCCGCATTCATCGCAGTATTTCATCGTAGGTAGTTCCCACGATCCTTCCGTGCAGATGATACCGCCACAATTAGTGCAATTCCATTCATCGCCGCTCAACCGATGCCACCACCCATGCCGCACGGGTTCGGCTTCGATGGTGGGGGAATCGTCGATGATTTCCTCCAAACACTCAAGTGCATAGTCGCTTACATCGCAAATGCCAATTCCGCGTTCTAGTTTCTTTTTCAACGCCTCCGCGTCTATCAACCGCATTCTGTTTCACCGTCCTTGTACCCGTCCAGATATGCTTCGATCAGCGCGTGCAAATCATAATCCATCGAATTGATCGAGATGGGATCAAATCCGTCATGATTCCGCAATTCGTCAATGTTTTCATCGAACCTGTCCTGCGCGTTTTTGAGTGCCTTGAAATTTTTATTACTGTTGCAATTTGCGAAACGAATTTCAAGGCGGCGAATCCATTTGTCCTTTAATTTGGGATCAGGAAATACGATCACTTTGGGGAATGTGGTGTTCATCCCTGCAAACGTATCGCGTACAACCTGATGTGATGATGTGAATACCCTGTACCCCTGCACCGCGAGGTGCCATGCTATTTGACAATACACCCGATACCAATTCGCGTCGCGTTGACCGCCCACAAAAAAATTACTGCTTTCTAGGTCGATATACCCATTCCCATTCTTTGCCAATGTTGATTTCCCGATGCCCTGATAACCGACAATAATCATGCCTGTTTTCACTCCGCCCCGCCCCCTCCCGGCTCGTGCGCGTACAACTTCCCGCTCTGCATCAAATCTTCGATCCATTCAAAACCAAAATGGAACAAAACGCACCATTGTCTGCCGGATTTGAAATCTTGGTATCCAACTATTCCCCATCCAGATTTCGTGTGAAATACGGGGAATCCTTGCATTTCGCATATCTGTTTAACCGTCAACGCCACCGGCTCCAACCTATCCCGCTTCTCGCGCAGGGCGGTTAGGGCGGTTGATATTGCACCTCCACCCCATCCGAATTTTTCTTCCCCATCTGGAATAACTCTTGACATTCCTGCAAAAAACCTTATCGCCTCGTCAATATTCTCAATCTCGGTCATTTTGCGTACAATCCCCTTTCATCAGCCAATTCATCCCCTACGGCATCCCAACCTACCCGTCGATTCCTCGCAAACAATTCAATCTTTTTTGCATCTGGAAACATTTCTTCCAGCATCTCATACGCACAAATCGGCTTTGTGCTATGTGTCGTTGATGGTTCCCGAAATACCGTCGTATATTTCCCGCGCGCGCTCTGCGCCGGCATCAGCATATGCCCCTTCCTGTAAAACCACAAAAGATATTCGTGCGAATATCGCACCGTAAACGCGGGGGCTATCCCGTTCGTCTTGTCCCAGATAAAACGGGCATGAAGTGTATATCCCAGACTTTCCATCATCTGCTCGGTCTGATGTAGATACTTATCAATCGTCCACATAAAGACGTTGTGTTTTTCGGACGCTACATCGAGATATGGGATGTGAAACTCCTTGATGCCTTCAAGCGACATGGTTTTATAATCGAGTTCTTTTCCTTGATTGGGGCGTGACTTTCTGACGTTCCCCTTTGTTTGATTCCAAGGTGGATCGGAATAAATGATATCGTAACTCAATATTTTATCGCCCCATCAATCTTCTCAATCTCGGTCATTTTGCATCCTCCTCAAATCTCGCCTCCGTCACCCGTATACAAAACGGATTGATCTCACTCGCCCACAGCGCGCTTCCCTTGCCGTTGATTTCCTGCCAAATCAGCGGAAAACCGCCGATCCCGTCAAATAGACTGCCCATCGTCGCCCTACGCCCGATTTGGTTACACAGCCTACCCAGCACATACCGCCACGGTGGTAACGCGATAGAATTGCCAAGCGCCGTATATTTCGCCGTATCGCTTGCGCCGGGAATGTCAACCCAATGGTCGGGATAGCCCTGTAAGCGGGTACATTCCAGTGGGGTTAATCGGCGAACGATAAAACTTTGATAAATTAACACCTTTGTGTTGATATCATGCGATGCATCCAGCGTGTGACTTGTTTCACTTTCTTTGTAATCCCCGTATCTTTGCGCGACGTATGTCATGATTGGATTGATATAATTCAGGCCGTAACCACCCCCTGCTTTTGCTTGCAGGGTTGCACTCATCGGCGTTGTCCTGCGATTCCGGCAATCTATCGCAACCGCCGATGGTCCTTTAGCGACAAGCGTTTGCGCGACATCTTCCTGAAATGACGGGTCGTACAATGCATTTCCCCCTTGATTGAACGCCGCGCGGTCTATGGAGATAACCGCTTGGTCATTCGCACCATTTAGTGTGTATGCAATGCCGTCATCCGTATAGTTTGATCCGTTACTGCCCGTTTGGGCGGTCTTTATCACAACCAGATTCATATTGTCGTTCACCCTACTTTCGTGATCGCCGACAATCGTTCCGACCGTTGTACCATTGCCATCGCCTCGGCCGTCGTATGTTTTCGCTACCGCTACAGCATGACGGTCGATGGTATTCAGCGTAAAACACGTATCCTTATTTACGCCATCGCCTTGCGGACCGTTCTTGTCATCGCGCCCTATCATGCTGCCCTGTACGCAAATTATGCTCGGACCCCGATCCACGCACGGGCTTCCGTCCGGGCGCACTGTTTGTTGCATACCTTCTTCACTGCCGTTTTGTGCGTTATGTGCCTGTTCCGTCATCTCAATCACAAAATCATAGTTCGCAATCTGGAAGTCGAGCGCCATCTCCAACATTTCCGGCAGCGGCTTTCCTCTTCGTTCCGCTCGTCTTTTTATCCCCTCACATGCCCTCACGCTCAAACAGTATTTCGGGCGCGGATTGTCCTCCAAAATCTGCCACAAGTGCGATTCTACGGCGACGTTGGGGCACTCCCCAAAACTGTGCGTCGAGTATGCGCCAAGCGATTGACCATCCGTTTCCCATGATGCACCCGCTATTTGTCCATTTGCCCCCCCTCGGAGGACGAGGAATAACGGCATTTTCGTCTGCGACTTTGGCCGTTTCTTCGAGGACGGCGCGGAAGTCTTCGCCTTTGGAGCTGCTAAGTGCTCCGGGCACGTTTTCCCATACCATGAATCTTGGTCGAATATCGATACCTGACCGTCCATTGCGTATATCTTCCTCCCGCATTTGTTTGATAATTCGGATTTGATCCATGAATAATCCCGACCGTTCGCCCGATAGCCCCGCGCGGTTGCCGGCAATGGATAGGTCTTGGCAGGGTCAAGGGCTGCCTCCGATAATAACGTCAACCGGCTCGATTTTTGAGCCGTCTATTTCTGTGATATTACCTAGATGCAGCATTTGGCATCACCTCGCTTTCGGAATGAGCATACTTGAATTTGTATCCGTGTGTTTGATTCCCGATCCCGCGCACGCGGGCGCTTATGTTTCGCACGTCGATACCCGTCGTGCGCGACGCATCCTGAACGCTTGCAAATGCGGCAATCAGATTCCCGTCCAAATCGTATTGATTAACAGGCATTCCAAATGTTTTTGCCAGTTTTCCAAACACATCACTTGCGTACAAATTCTCTTTGTTCGTGACCCATTCTAGATTAGAAACTGCATTATTTTGCACGTTTTCATCTTTGTGATGAACTACGGGCTTTTCGTCAGGGTTCGGGATAAACGCTTCGGCAACCAGCCGGTGAACCCTGAAACACTTGGGCTTTTTCTCTTTGTACAGCGACACACCCAAATACCCATCTTTGTCACTTTTCATTCTGAGTATCTTTCCGCGGAATCCTTTTCGAAAAGACCTGATGCGGCCTTGATCCGAAACATCATAACCACCCTCGTATCCGAAAACAGGCTTCCACGTCTCTACGGGTTCGATTTTTGCCCCGTCAATGTCCGTTATGCTCCCCAAGTGTTTCACGGGGCTTGTCCTCCTTTCGCATCGTCTCAATCTCCCGCTCCATCTGCTCAATCAATTCCCCAATCTCATCCCGCGTGTACTGCGACAGATACCCGCCGCGCATGCCGGGGTGCTTGTAGCCAAGGGCTATGTAGGCTTCGGGCGGGGTCATTGTTCGTGTACCCTGATCATCCGAATAACGCTCCCGCCGAACGCATTCCGCGTAAGCGCGACAAACTCGCGTACCGTCATCTGACCGTTTTCAACGTCAATGTCATGATCCTGTGCAAACGCCTTGCGCCCCATTTCGCAGCTGCCGGTCAAACGGTTATGCCAGTCGTAAAAATCCTTGGTCGGATACGCCTTGTCAACGTCGGGAAATTTCTTTCGGAATTCGCGTATGCGATCCTCAACGGGCATATCTTCAAACAATTTCGCTTCAAGGGCCTCCTGCGCCAAGCGAATGGTCTCGCCGTGTGCAAAATGCTCGCCGCTTTTAACGATATAGCACGGGTGCATTGTCAGATCATTTTGCACAATAAAACCGCGCGCAATATTTCCATGTACATGTGTAATGATTGTCGGCGTTCCGTCAACGCTGTACACTTGGTGTTTGCCGAATCGCAGATTTGTTAAGCCGTAGCCGGGGCCGTCGCCGGAGCCGGAGCCGGAGCCGGAGCCGTCGCCGGAGCCGGAGCCGGAGCCGTAGCCGTAGCCGGAGCCGTAGCC